ATGCGCGCCCTCCTTTCGTAGTCTCAATTTTGTCAAAATACGCAATGATTTTGACAGTACACACATTTTTCTTCCTGTTTGTGGTATTATTGTCCCACAAACAAAGTGTAGCACTTGAAATTGTTAGTGTAAAGCATTAAAGTTTGACAAAATTCGCAAAATTGGTTTCTGTGTCCGGGTGGATGTGTGGATAAAGAAACTGCCTGTAAGAACGACAGGCAAAGAGAAAGAGGGGAATGAATGTCCCCTCTTTCCAATTTATACAAATGTAAAATATCCTAATGCTACAAATATTGCTAAGCCTGCGCCAATTAACATTCCAAAAAACGAGCAGAAATGTTTTACTGATGTATCATTTCTTAACAGATCAGTAAGCCCTGTAATTACAGAAGCCACTCCCATTAGAAAAATCAAAATTATTGGCATAGGAATAATTGTGCCTACGATAGCCATTACGAATGAAACAATCCCTAAAGTAGAATTTTTGCGTTTATCTTTTCCCATGTTTTTACCTACCATGTTGAACGTGCTGAAATCTCTACATTATCATGTTCTGGCAGATCATAATCAGAGATTTCAAAAGCTGTTGTTTCGCCACTTGTCACGTCAACATAGCCATAAAAACCGCCGACAATATCATCACCTTGTTTAAGAATAACAGTCACGCAAGCGGAAGTGCAGCTATCAGGGGCTTCACTTTCAATCTCACCGGTAATTGTGGTGTAACTGTATTCGTCTGTCATTTCAGATAAGTTTGACAATGAAAAAGCATCCGTTCCAGAGTCGCCAGAAACGGACTCTAAAAAGTCTGAGTCTTCATATGAAACAGAAAACTCGACAGACGCTGGGTCATATTGACCAATGTAAATTTTATCTGCCGAAAATACAGTATCTCCCGGAACAATAGATGAAAATGTATCATCAGTGCTCTTTAGTATTTTACCGTTAGCATCTTTTACAACGATATTTAAAGTTACATATCCATATTTTTTAGGGCTAGAGCTAGTAACCTTAGCTCCATATAAAACATATCGGTCGTTATCATAATCACTTGTCTGAATAGTCCAACCGCTCTGCGTTACAGTAATATCTTGGTTCTTTTTCTTTTTGCTCTCTTTTTTGTCTTTTTTCTGCTCTGTTTTTGGCACTTGCAATTCATCAGAACTGAGTGAAACGCTTCCGCCTTTGGCGTATACAGGGACACTCAGAGCCATAACACCACATAAAACTAATGCAATAATCTTTTTCTTCATATCATGCCCTCCAATTGTTCTTAAATAAATCTCATATACTGCACTGCAATAAAAACTACTTCAATGATTCCGACAATAATTCCGAACCATGAGCCAATATGCCTATATTCCTCTTTCTTTGTGCCAATATCTACTAATCCTACAATTGCTCCTGCCAGAGCCAGAGGAAACGACAGGATAATTGGCAACGGAAGAATGAATGCCACACCTGCCAGAATACAGGAAATGACGCTCAGGGTTGAATCTTTCTTCTTTTCACCTTTGCTCATACAATCCCCTCCCTTGTTAAAATTTTACAATATTATACCACTTCATACAAACTGTGTATAGTAAAACATCAAAAAAGTAGATTATTTTTGCAGAAAAACTCCATGATTTTGCACTTTCAAGAAAAACTATACAAGTTTGTGCTATAATGCGTGATATATTTTTAGAAAGAGTTGGTAATAATGGAGAAGAACAGATACAGGATAGTCGTACTCATCCTGATATTTTACGAAATATTCTGTGCGGTGCATATACCGTCACATGATATAGCAGAACGTCACCGCAGAGATGTGCAGATCACAAAAGAAGCTGCGAAACAAATTTATCCCGCCCAGACGCAGGAACTGAATGAGACCAAGGAAATTTGCAATGTCAGATGTTATATTCGCAAAAGCACAATTTTCTTTGAAATTGCGAAGTTTGCCTACGAAATAGCAAAAGTCCATGTGTATATTTGGCAGTTGCCAAGGGGAAATATCGGTGGTATAATGTTGAAAACGAACTGATGTTCGGTTCTATTTCCCACAAGCCGGACATATACTGTGGTATAGGTGGTAGTTGTGACAGGGAGGGCTATTTATGGATTATAAGAAAGAGATTATTGAAATGGTGCAAAAGATAGATAGTGAAAAATTTATGAAATTCTTGTACAACATGATTGTTTCATTCAAGAGTCAATGGGGATATTAGAAAAAGACAGGGAATTAATCCCTGCCTTTTTTGTGAAGAAATTCAATCATGTCGAAAACGCTTTTCTTATCAGATTCGCTTAATTCAATTAGCAACTTAACATGTTCAACGACATTTGAATTTGACATCAATTTTGGAATAAAATCTGTGTCTGTTTCTAAATTTTCCTCCCATCCCATTAAACAAGCGGGTGTCGTGCTAAGTGCTTTTGCTAATACATTCATATATTCGGCAGGAACTTTATCAATATCGCCTTTTTCATATCTGAATATAGTAGACCTTGACACTCCCAATTTTTCTGCCAACTCATCAGCGCTCATATTAAGTTGTTTTCTTCTTTCTTTTATTCGTTCGCCAGTTTCCGACATTTTTCACACCTCCTTTCTGAATACATAATAACACTAATGATGCAAAAGTGCAACAAAAATAATTGCAAAAATGCGATTTTATATGTTGACATATGCGACACTTTGGTGTAATGTATAATTACAAAGTTGCATTAATGCTACTAGAAAGGAGGAGCGCGAATGGTTGTTAATATAGCTAGACTTAAAGGAAAAATCGTTGAACGTGGAAACACTCAGGAAGCTGTTGCAAATGCAATTGGAATGGACAGAAGCACATTCTACAGAAAACTAAAAGATGGCGGAGAGAAATTTACAATCGGAGAAATCCACGGAATTGTAAATGCAGTTCCTTTAAGCAAAGAGGAAGCTATAGATATTTTTTTTACATCATAGTCGCAATAATGCGACTTAAATATATTACACGAAAGGAGATAAATGAACAGCTTACAGATTTTTAACTCAGAAGAGTTCGGAGAAGTTCGGACAGTGGAAATTGACAGGAAACCGTACTTTGTAGCGAATGATGTAGCGAGAGCACTGGGATACAAAAGACCAGCAGACGCAGTTACGGCGCATTGCAAGGGGTCGGTAAAACACCGATACCTTACCGATGGAGGCGAACAGGAATTAAAAGTCATCCCAGAGGGTGATATATACCGCCTTACTGTTCGTAGCAAACTTCCATCAGCTGAAAGATTCGAAAAGTGGGTATTCGATGAGGTCCTTCCGGCAATCCATCACAATGGCGGTTATATTATGGGGCAGGAAAATTTGTCTGATTCAGAATTGATGGCTAAAGCTATTCTGGTAGCGCAAAAAACTATCGAACATAAGAACCAGATTATTGAACAGCAGAAAGCTAAAATCGAACAGGATAGACCAAAGACAATCTTCGCAGATGCGGTATCTGCAAGTCACACATCAATTCTTATCGGAGACTTGGCGAAACTTATCTGCCAGAACGGGTACCAGATAGGACAGAAACGATTATTCCAGTGGATGAGAGACAATGGCTACCTGATGGTTTCCGGAAGCTCACGAAATATGCCGAAGCAGAAGTATGTTGAGCAGGGATTATTCGAAATCAAAGAATCCAATGTTCAGAATCCAGATGGTTCGGTCAGAATCACACGCACGACAAAAGTTAGTGGGAAAGGACAGTTGTATTTTGTAAATAAGTTTCTGGGGCAGGAAATCGAAAAGGCAGATGGCGATTGAGAAAGGAGAAGCAATGGAATTTAAAGATGTTTCTAATTATTCAAACGAGGAAATCTGCGAGATGATTTACAACTTAAATAATTGGAATTGGGACGAACGAGTAGGAGAAAAACCAGAGGGATTCGACCAGATGCCATGGTACAACATTTACTGGTGGCACAAGCTGAAAAAGCGAAAAACAAGAAAAGATTACATACAGCCTGCTATGGGTTATTTACAACAGCGGGTAACAATGAAAGAATTTTATTTCTTTATAAATGTAACTCACAGCAAGCGTATGACATCAGAACAGTTTGAAAAATGGTGGGAAAAAGAAAAAAACACCTTGTGGTTCGCTTTCCCTCATTGCTACCAAAAGGGCAATGACAGCTATGAGTGTCGTGATCACGTATGGTATTAGGAACATCCAGAAATCGCGCTTTTCTGTATATATCAATCCTGCACCATCAAGTGTGATTGAATATCCGTCATAGACAGGCTCGTTAAGTTCCCCGATGCAGCCACATTTATGGGGTTCAATTAATCCATGATCGAGCAAATAAGAAGCGTATTGATTTCCCATTTCATCGGATGTATGGCAGATTCTATGACACTCATCAAAAGTTAGAAACTGTTTCTTATAAAGCTTTTTTAATAATTTATGAGCTGTTTTTTCTAACACGCATTTTCTCCTTTCATAAGGAGTATAGCACAGAAAGGAATGAAACGGAATAGAGTTATTCCAGTGATTAAACAGAAGGTTACAGGATGAACAAAAAAGAATTTGATGAATTTGAGAATATGACATTAGAGGAGAAGAAAAATAAGATTATCGAAATGATTCGTAAGTTTCCGAATGAAGCCCCAATTCACAAGGCATTGTACGAATTTATAAAAGAGGTAACACGTACATGAGCCAGCCAAACGACTTCAAGCACTTCACCGGAAAGAAATCTCCGTTCAGAGCACAGAAGCGGAAGAAAAAGGTGAAAGCAAAAAGAGTGCACAGAAACAAATACGAAAGGAGATGAGAATGTGAAGATTGCTGATGAAACAATTATCAAGTTCAGAAATGGTAAAGAATTGCATATGCCGCCCGAAATGTACGAAGAAATTGGAACTAAAGGAAAAGGTATCGTGGAGTGTAGTTGGACAGAAGGTGAATATGACTTCAAAGTTCAGTTTTCTTTGGAGGATGTGCTCCACATCACAAGAATAACGCGGAACACATCCAACAAATGTAATTAGTTCTCGGCACTAGGCTGTTTGACAGCTTTGAAATTCTTTACTTTCTCTTTATCCAGTTCATTGAGAAAGTAATCTTCATCGTGGGAATCCAGAAGATCAGCAAATTCTGCGCGGTATTTGAAGTATCTCTGGCAGATATGAGAGTTGTCCAGGCTTCCCGGTAATTCAGCACATAACTTAGCAACAGCCAAATCATGAGCGATTTGTAACTTATCCATCGTTATCACCTCCTTTGAGGTGATTATAACACAAGAAAGGAAATACATGAGAAAAAGAATAGCAGCAATTTTGTTATCTGGAATTATAGCATCTGGATTAGCTGGTTGCACGACAGCGGACACAGTAAATCATAATTTATCAAAAGAAGCCAATGAGTTTAATGTGTACAGAAAAATCACTGTAACTAATGCCAGAACTGACACAATTATGTTACGGGCAGAAGGGTATATGTCACTTAGCAACAACAGTTCAAGCGAATTAGTGGTAACAATCAAAACCGAAGAGAACAGTTACTACAAGGATTACATATACTTGAACGATTGGACTTGCTATGTAATGGAACAGACGGAACCTAACAGCGCAGATAAATACCATTATGAATTAGTTTTCTATCCCGAGAGATTAATCCCAGATGTACAAATTAAATAGGTAGTTAGAAATGCAGGAGGTTCAGAATGAATATCCTAAATGCTATTCCCATGTCAGCTATGTTAGCCATTTGCAGTTGCGTTTCTTACTGGCACGGGAACAACAAATATGGCGGAAGAAAGATAGGGCTGACTTACACAATCATGCTTGGAATTGTTGCCATGATTCTTTCAATTGCGAAGCCAATATTTGTGTGAATGAATATGATTTTTCGCGAGCGTCAGCTTTTCGATTGACAATTGAGTCATAAAGTGACTTCGCTTCATCCCAACTATTACATGGGAGATAGATTAGCATTTCGTGAAAGCATTCGCAAAATTCAATTCTTTCACTTTTGTAATCTGATTCAATCTGTTTTGAAGCAAATTTTATAAATTTTTCAAAGCAAGCTTTTTGGTACTGGCAATATTCGGTTTGCTTAGAAAATTTGAAATCAAGCTCTTTCATCTTGAGTTGAAAGTAATTGTTCAATCGAGCAGTAAATACAGGCGCTGCAATCGCGACAATCAAAGCAATCCACGCCGCTGTAGCGCTCCAATCCATATTAAGCACCTCCTTTCATAAGGAGAGTATATCACATAAAAAATCGGAGGGACATAAAAATGGTAAAAGCATTAATCCTGTCAGCTCTGATCGGCGGTATGTCACCGTACTTGCCGTTTTGGAGATTTGACAGTGCATCACAGCCGGTTGCAGTAGCAATCGTAATATTCGTTTTAACATTCGTAGTTATTTACCCGGATGAAATTAAAAGAATCGGAGGAAAAGAAAGATGATTAAGGCAAAAGAAGGAGCAGTTTCCGTTAAGGGAACTTCAGTTGAATTACTGGCGGATTTATCAACTGCTGTTCGTGCAGTGAAAGAAACCCTCATGGAGAAAGAAAAAGAGGAATTTGTAAAAAAAACAGATTGACTATGCTGTAAAAATCGGCTTAATGAATGACAGCGAGTTCGAAAAGGAAGCGAAGAAAACGAAGAAAGCTGTATCAACGTTTATTAATGAATTACTTGGAGGGATTTTCAATGAAGATAAATGATTTTGATAAGACCGTAGATGAACTGTATCAGTTATGTAGACGCGTCCAGAAAGAAACCGGAAGAACGGTAGCATTTCATTTCGCAAACTACAAGATCGGATGCAGCCTGCACATCAATATATATAAGAAAGAATCATTAAGAGAGTTTGATATGTACAGCATTGCAGAGGGCGGTTATCAGCAGGAAGAAAATGTGAAGAAAATAACTGACCATTTAAACAAAATTCTGATGGACAACAAATGTCCGTATTGTGAGGAAGATTGCAATGGAGAAAGAAAATAAGATGGATTTCAGAGCAGAGACCGTAGCCGAGGAATACGCCGAATTAGTTGGCAGACTAAAGGCGTTCAAAGCATACCTCAACTCTGGCGAGAGCATAATCATTGACAAGAAAATATGTATCGCCATGTTAGGTCTCGACTCAGATTAAAAGTTGGCTCCATGGGTACCGGAAATACCACACGGAGCCGCGTATCTAACTTAATTGGGTAAGTTAAATACAGGACAAGTATAACACACCTTCCTGTATTTATCAAATAAATAATTAGGAGGGCATTTTTTATGTCAAAAACACACACATCCAACGAACAGAAACCACTTGCAAGTGAGATTATTTGTGATCTGGAAGCAGAAAACGCAAAACTCGAAGCAAGAAACAAGAAACTCAGTAACATTGTTTTAAAGCAGGCAGCAGTTCTTGTGGAGACATTATTGCTGTTGAATGAAGAAGGTGATTTAGGAAATGAAAATTCGTGATGAGAACCAGGTACTTTTATCTGGTGACATTCCGGCAGGGTTCGTATTCTCACATGAAGAATACGGCGGAACCAAGATGTACGAGGGAAGAATGACAATATTCAGAAAGAGCACATCTTATGATATTCTTCCGATTATTGTGCCGGAATACATGATTTCAAGAGAAACAGAGCTAATTGCCAGCGTATATGGCGAAATACGAAGTCGTACAGTCCGGGAAGATGGAAAGAAAAGCCTTACAGCGTATGTAAGAGCAACGGACATTCAGTACCTTGAAAGACTGGAAGAACACGATGCGAACGAAGTTTATCTGACCGGATATTTGATTAAAAAGCCAACAATAAAGATGATTGGTGCGAACAATGACAGGAAGTTGGCGAGAATGCTTCTGGCAGTAAACAGAAAGAAGAAAGCCGGATATACCAGATCAGACGCAATCAGTTGTTTGTGTTGGGAGGAAAACGCAGATGCCGTAGAAAATCTGAAAAAGGGGGCAAAAATCAAACTCTGTGGAAGATTTCAGAGCCGGAAAGTCTGGCCTGATCAGAGTCAAGAATGGGTAACAGCATTAGAGGTATCGGTAAAGAGATTGGAGATTTTGTAATATGAAAAAAATCGAAGTAAGAGAGATTAGATTGACCGACTTTAAAGGTCAGTCGGAAAAGAAAATAGAGTTCGGGCACAGAACAGTAGTTTCCGGGAAGAACGGATGCGGAAAAACTACACTGGCAGATGCTTTCATGTGGGTGTTCTGTGACAAGGACTACAGCTTAAAAAGCAATCCGGATATCAGACCTGATGATGGTAGAGAATGTCTACCAAGAGTCGATATTGACCTTGTAATTGATGGAAAGCCGGTAAGTGTAGCAAAATTCCAGAAGCGCACAGAAAGTAAACCAAAGGACGGGAAGCCGGGCAAGGTTGCATTATCCAACAAATACGAAATTAACGGTGTTCCGAAAGCTGAAAGAGATTTTAAAGCTGATTTAAAAGAGCGAGGATTTGACTTTGATAATTTTCTTATGCTGTCGCATATGGAAATCTTCACAGACTTAAAAGATGCAGATGCCAGAAAAATTCTGTTTTCCATGTCAGACGGTGCCGGAAAATCAGATTTAGAGATTGCCAAGACAGTTTCAGATTGTGCCGAGTTGGTACCGCTTCTGGAAACCTACAAGGCAGACGAAATCAAAGCCATGAACAGCGCGACACTGAAAAAAGCAGAGGAACAGTTGAAAGCCATTCCAAACCAGATTATCGGTATGGAACATTCAAAAGTTGATGCTGATGTTGCGGAACTGGAATTACAGAAGAACGCCTTGCAGGAACAGATTTCTGACATCGAAAAGCAGATTGCACAGGCAGGGAACGAGAAAGCCGAAGAGATTAAAGCGGAACTGGCAGGGTTAAGAACCAAACTGTTAGAGATAGACTCAAAGGCTAAAGCAGACTTGTTAGAGCAGAAATCATCGGTTTGCAATAAAGTTAGCACTCTTGAATTAGACAGGAATATCAAAACATCAGAGTTGAACAGAAAGGCTTCTGCATTGGAGTACCTGAGAGCACAGAAAAAAGATCTTCTTGAAAAATTGCAGAATGCCAGAACGCAATATCCCAAAATCAAGGATGCAGAATGGGGCAACACAGTTCTGGAAAGCATTAAATCCGAGACATTCAATGATACAGAGACTATTTGCCCGACTTGCGGTCAGAATCTTCCGACAGAGCAGATTGAACAGTTAAAGAGCAGATTCGAGCAGAAGAAGCAGGAAAGAATCAATCAGCGGTTAAAAGCCAAGGAAGAATGGGAACAGGACAAGAAACGCAAACTTGATGAAGTTATCCAGGATGGAAACAAAGCGTCTGCCGGAATGAAAGAAGCACATAAGCAGGAAGAAGCTCTCACATCTGAGATTTCCAAACTGACAGATGAATTAGAGCAGATTAAGACTTTACTGGATGCAGAAAACAAGAATATGGAAGCTATACCAGAAGAACCAGACTTCTCAGGGAATGCCGAATATCAGCAGATTCTTACAACAATCAAAGAGAAAGAACAGGAGCTTAATTCTCTGGACGATGGCGAAGAAGCAAAGAAACAGCTTTCAGAGCAGTTATACGGCAAGAAACAGGAATTGGCAGCAGTTAATCAGAAAATCGGAGAAGCAAATAATAACATCCGAATTGACGAGCAGATTGAGCAGCTTCAGGAAAGCCAGAAACAGTACGCACAAAATAAAGCTGATGCGCAGATGATTCTGGATGAGCTGAAATCCCTGAGCATGGCGAAGAACACAGCCCTTGAAGATGCAGTAAACCAGTATTTTGACGGGGTTAAAGTGAAGCTGTTCGATACACAGAAGAACGGCGAAGTCGTAGATGCTTGCATCTGGCACGTGCAGGACAAGGACGGTAACTGGAAGAAATTAATCGGGAATGCCAATACAGCCCTCATGATGAAAGGGAAAATTGCCATTATGGATGGTTTGCAGAAGTTTTACGGCATGAGTTATCCGATATTCGTAGACTGTGCAGCAGAACTGGACAACAGCAGTCTGGCAGGTATTAAGGCAGATGCGCAGTTGATATTCTTGAAAGTTGCTGAGGGGGATATGACAGTAACAGAAGTTTAATAATTATCAGAAAAGGAGAATAAAAATGGCAGAAACTTATGATATTTCAAGAGCAACAAAAGCGCAGGAAAAATATTGTGCCGAAAAAGGTTATCCGCATTTTGCACCACATAGTGGAAAATGTTTCAGTTGCGGACAGAATATCTATTCTGAAAAAGGGCGAACAAGAAGCGGAAAAGAATGGAACGGAATTTCTGTTGAGAGAGCATCAAAGGAATTAATTACAGGATGTCCATTTTGTAATAGAACTTATTGTGATTAATAGAAAAGGAGAATTATTATGGCAAACAAAACACAGTTAGCAACAGCAGGAGAACAGCAGGCGGCAATCGTAATCAATAATTCGTTCATTGATGGACTGACCAAACAGCTTGAAGAAAAATGCAAATACGGTCTTTCATTCCCAAAAGACTACAACCTCAGTAATGCACTCATGGGGGCATATCTAACTCTGAAAGAAACAAAAGATAGAAACAATAAACCAGTTTTGGAATCTTGCACATCTACTAGCATAGCAAACAGTCTTATGAATATGGCAACTCTTGGTTTGTCAGTTCAGAAAAAACAGGGCTATTTCATTAGTTATGGCAATCAGTGTCAGTTCCAGAGGTCTTACTTCGGAAACATTACAATCGCCAGAAGATATGGAATGAAAGATATCCATGCCGAGATCATCTACGATGGTGATAAGTTCAAATATCATATCGAAGATGGAAACAAGGTTCTGGATTCTCATGAACAGGATTTTATGAACATTGACAACGATAAGATTCTTGGGGCGTATGCAGTAGTTCTGATGGAAGATGGAACAAAGCATCTGGAAGTAATGAACATAAAACAGATCAAACAGGCTTGGTCACAGGGCTATGGTTACAAGGAAAACGGAAATGGAACACATCAGAAATTTACTGACCAGATGGCAAAGAAAACAGTTATCAATCGTGCATTAAAGCAGATTATCAATAGCCATGGTGATGCTTTCATTCAGGAAGTCGAGGAAGCTACAGAAGAAATCCCAAAACAGGACATCATCGAACATGAAGTTGCTTATGAAATCGAGCAGAACGCCAATGCAGAAGAATTTGTCCCAGATGAACCAGCAACAATCGAAGAACAGCCCAAGCAGCCAACGGTCGCAGAAGTCGTAAAGACCGCCGAGAAAGAACCAGTTTCGGCAGCAGGACAGGAATCAAGCATCCCAGATTTTATGAAGCAGGAGGAAATGTAGAAGGGAAGCTGCATTAATATGGTAGGAACATTAGCAGAAGCATTCAAAAATATGGAGAATGGTCTTTATGACTACACGGAGAATGGAAAATGTGTAGGGTGCGGTGCTTGCTGTTCCACCCTACTCCCAGTTTCCGGTAAAGAGATAAAAGAAATCAGACGGTACATCAAAAAGAATCATATACAGGAACAGCAACACAATTATCCAGTCAAGAATCTTGGACTTGACCTGACCTGTCCGTTTTTGAATGAATCAAAAAGGAATAATAAATGTGAGATTTATCCGGTCAGACCGGAGATATGCAGAAGCTTCATGTGTAATGACCCACACGGGGCGAGACAGAATAAGAAGTTATTGCATAAGAAATACGAACCGGTTGACATGAGAGAATTATTCTTCGGAGATGATCGAACATGATGTACTTCGACTGCATCAATTTTGACCGGTGCGATTCTGGAAAGTTCGGAAAATATATGGCTTGTATCGGGCGGTGTGAAAACTGCCCGTACTATGAGTCAGTGAAAGACTATTTTGAGAAACGGGGTGAGAACTATGAGGATTATATCTCAGGATGGAGCAATCAATCTTCCGTATGAAATGACAGCATTGATTGCTTCGGAAAATTACATACAGGCGGTATTTGCCGGAGGGATACAGCAAAGCCCATATGTGATGGCAGTTTATGAAAGCCGAGAAAAGTGTCAGAAAGCAATGGAAATGTTAAATAGAGTGTATGCAGGAATGTTTTTAACACAAAACGTTGAAATGAGTGATGACGATTACGAGGAATGTATAAAAATGGCTGCAAGAGGTTTTGGAATCATCAAAACCATGGTTAACAGTCCAGATATAAAATTTGAACCGGCAAACATCGTGTTCAGGTTCCCGGGGGATGATGAAGTATGAAAGAGGTAGGAAGAAAGAAAATAAATTGGGATTCCATTGTGACTGTGGAATTATCGCTTAAAGAGCTTCAATTAATAAGGGACGCAATGGCGGCTACAGATTTAAAAGATATGAAAGAATTATGGCGCGGAACTCCTCCATATCAGCAGGACGATAAAAATATGATTGGAGAAACTGCTTCTTTAATTTTAAATAGCTACAAATAAACAGAAAGTGAGGTGATTCAAAATGTTCATGCGAGTAATAAATACAGGTAGTCAGCCGGGAAACTGCTATGCGCTTAAATCTGAATCTGGTGAAATCTTACTTCTGGATTGTGGATGTAGGTACTCGGAAATTCTGAAAGGGATTTCTTACAGAATATCGGATATTTCGGGCTGCCTGCTGACCCATGGGCATGGAGATCACCTGAAATCATTCCAGAATCTTATGCAGTCCGGCATTCAGATTTACACTAATGACGAGACGGTTGAGAGTGTAAACACAATCTCTGGAGAGCTGATGATCGGATTGCCAGAAAAGAAATCGAATGACATAGGTTCGTTCCGGGTAACGCCTTTCTACGTCCCGCACGACAAGACACCAAACTTTGCATACCTGATATCTCACGAAGAATGTGGACGACTAATATATGCGACAGACTTCTCATATTTGCCGTTCACATTCAAGAACATGAGAATAAATCACTTCCTTATAGAATGCAATCATCTGGACGAATCGCCGGAACAGGATTCATTTAAGTTTGAGCACTCCGTCCGGGGGCACAGCAGCTTATCTACTGTAAAAGAGATTATCCGAGTAAACAAGACCGCTTCACTCAGAACCATAACGCTATGTCACTTGTCAGAGGGATGGGGAAATCCGGAAGTGATGCAGAAAGAGATACAGGACGTTGCAGGGGATGATGTTCTGGTGCAGATCGCAAGGCCGGGGCTGAATGTTAATTTAAATTTATGTCCGTTTTGAAAGGAGAAGAAATGGAAATTGATAAATCAAAATTAAAGTTGGGAATTTGGTATGAGGATGAAAATGGAAATTTAATTAAGACAGAAGATAATTTGGCATGTGAAGCACCAGAAGGAGCGAGAACGTACCATTTCTGCTTTCCGTTACAAATAACAGAACACGTTTATGTAGTGCATGGCAAAGCTGAGAAGGAAACGTGCAAGCACAAACGGAAATATTGGAAAAAGGATACAGGTCTGATAAGGGGATTAAAAGGCCATATATGCACTAATTGTGGGTGTAGCCAAACAAGAAAGTGGTGGCAGCCATGGGGAAGAAAATGGGATTACGGAACGGATACCACACCACTTATTGACTTACATACAAGTATTGGAGGTGGAAATCAAGATGTCATAATGGCAATGGTAAACAGCGGAGATTATACACTACAGGAAGCACTCGTTGTTTATTCTACGGCCTGCGAAAGATGTATGAATGTGCTTGCGTACAAGTATTTGAATGGAACGGATGGGTACGAAGAATATTCAGATGAGTGGAAAAAATGCAATACTGAATGCGATTTTTGCAAGAATAGTTAAATTGAGATTCACGAACCATACAGGGAGGAAACAAAATGAAACAGTGGACAGAAGAAGAACTTATTAATGACGGAAACAGATTAAGAAATGCTGAATCATTGACCAGATTGAAAAGGAGTGATGCCGGGTGGATTATAGAAAAGACATTGATGTGGACTACAGAAAAGTTTTTGCAATGAAGCGAGAACGAGAAAATCGAATACAAAAGATATGTCCTGGAATTCCATATTCTAGTGGTATATATGTGTTTTACAGAACTGATGAAGCTGGAATAAACAGAGCATACTGCGGACAGGCAGTTAGCCTTTGCGAGAGATGTGCAAGCCATTTAGCAGAATATGACCATATAGCATTAAGCCTTAAAAAGCATAAGTTTTACAGTGAAAGCAATCCTACTGGATGGAAGCTTACATATATGACGTGCAAAAAAAGTGAACTCGACCAGAAAGAAATTGAAACGATCAAATCTTTTGCCGACAAAGGTTTTCAGATGTATAACATCACAGCAGGTGGGCAGTCTACAGGAAAGCAAGTAACAGGGCAGTATAAACCGCCAAAGACATATATGCAAGGCATACAGCAAGGCAAGAAAACTCTTGCCAGAGAGCTGTCCCACATCATAGACACACACTTGCAAGTTTCCCTAAAACCGGAGAAGCAAGGCAACAAAGTATCAATCCGAGCTTTTGAAAAGTTCCAGAACCTGATTGATGAGAAAACGTACGAAAAGGAATCGTAAAAATGGATAATTTTAGACATCGGAAACATATGGAATGGAAGCAGAATCGCCGGGATATTTATTATTTTATTTTAAAATACTCAAAATCACATAAAGGCACACCGCCGACAAGAATTATATCTGATGAACTGGAAATTAGCATGACAGCTGTGCAGAGACACCTGAGACAGTTCGAAGAAGATGGATTGATCGTATTTCACGGTACCGGTTCGCACAGGACATATGATTTAGTAGGAGCAAAGAAACATGAAACTGTATGACGTATATGACGGAACGAAATATGTTGGGGAAATGACCATTGATCAGATTTCAGAGTTGACGGGAAAAACAAGAAGGCAGGTATCAAGGGCAGTTTATTCGGCCTGCCTGCTCGATGAAAGATATGCGATTGTGTATGATGGAAGGGACACAATCTGCAAATCAAATAAAAACGATAGGAGAATGCTGATGGAATTTGATGCTCTGGCAGGCAAAATAAGGAGGGCTGTTGGATGGGAAAATTGAAGATCAAAAAGCCAAAAATCCAAAAGAACTCAATCCCGGCGCCACTTAATGTAACCAATTTTACAATGGAGCAGATATCCAGACAGACCGGAGTAAGAATTGAATCTCTTAAAACATATTTGAACGCCAGAGAACAGGAAATTAAAGAGCAACTTATCAAAGAATCACAGGAAAAGTTGTGGAAAGCTGAGGATTATATAGCAGTTGCAAACATTATGATATCATTAATCGCAATCAAAAAAACATGGGGATTCAAGAAATCGAACCAGAGGTTTATTGAGAACATAGAGGCGGCAACGGAATATCTGGAAAAAGTTGGAATCGAAGCCGCATATAAGGAAATCAAGGACGAAATGGAATTGACTTTTGAGTTTGATTCCATTGACATCAATAAGGAGTTTCGGTTTGAAGCAGAATAATTTAATCATAGACGCATTTGCAGGCGGCGGTGGAGCATCTGTTGGAATTGAGATGGCTCTTGGAAGACCAGTAGACATAGCGATTAACCATGATCCTGACGCTATCCTGATGCACAAAACGAATCATCCCGGAACGCTACATCTGACAGAAGATATTTTCAAAGTAGACTTGCAGAAATATGTTGGGAACCAGCACGTAGCGTTGATGTGGGCTTCCCCGGACTGTACAAGCCATTCAAAGGCAAAAGGCGGTCAGCCGAGAAAACAGGGACTTCGCATTCTTCCGTGGGCTGTATATAAGCACGCAAAGGTGATCCTCCCAGATGTAATCATTATGGAGAATGTAGAAGAAATCCAACAATGGGGACCATTGGACGAGAAAGGACGTCCGATCAAGGAAAGAGCCGGTGAAGATTATCGAAAATTCATAGCAGCTATGAAATCCATTGGCTATGAATTTGACAGCCGGGAACTGGTAGCTGCGAATTATGGAGCGCCGACTACAAGAAAACGTTGGTATGCGGTGTTTCGTAGGGATGGAAAGCCGATAGTATGGCCAAAGCCTACACATAATCGTTTTGGGACAGACGGTCTGAAGCCATACGAACAGTGTGGAGATTACATTGATTGGTCAGACTTAGGCAAAAGTATATTTGACCGTCCGAAACCACTGGCAGAAGCAACACAGAAGCGCATTGCAAATGGAATCAAGAAATATATCGTTGATAATCCAGAGCCGTACATTGTGAAGAATAAAGACGCATTAGCGTTCATAATTCAGTATCATGGAGAAACCAGACAAGGTGATTCTCGAGGGCAATTGCTGACTGAACCGATAAAAACCATTGACACCTCAAACAGATACGGACTTGTGACAGCTTTCATCACGAAATATTACAAGACCTGTATCGGTCAAGGATGCGACGAACCACTGCATACGATTACTACTTCACCCGGTCATTTTGGTGTGATATCCGCTTTTCTGGTTAAATATTATGGAACAGGATGCGGGCAAACATTGAATGAACCACTCGGAACCATTACCACGAAAGATAGATTTGGATTAGTAAATGTTCTGGTTGATATTCATGGAGAGAAATACATCATATCAGATATTTTTCTCAGAATGCTAAGGCCGGAGGAATTAAAGGTGATGCAGGGATTTCCAAAAGATTACATCATTGATCGGGACTACAAATGGAGAAATTACCCGATTGCAAAACAAGTAGCAAGAATTGGAAATAGCGTTGTGCCAGTTATGGCAGAAGCACTCGTGAAAGCTAATTGCCCGTATCTAAAAGTTGGAAAGCGAAAAGCTGCACCGATGATTTATATGCAGAATAACGGACAGGTAGCATTTGGATAGGAGAAAAATGAAACTCAAACATAGAAAGGAATAACACTTATCCTCGTGAAACGAGGTTCCACCTAATCAGAATAGGTTGGGTAAAATTTGATAAATGCTAGACTGGAATGCCTTGGTTCTCCTGTGTAGTGCAGAACAGACTAATGGTCAGAGGTAATAACTCCCAAGGCTATAAAGCAGATTGTAAAATTGCCATACGGATATTTGTAGTATGGCGTGTGAAAGAATTAATTGAAAAATCCATAGATAGATTGAAACTGGCAAGTGATATTTCATTGAAACATTATAATAAACCACTTGTATGTGAGTATTCTGGCGGAAAAGATTCGGATGCGCTTCTGGAACTATTTAAAATATCCGGAATCCCGTTCGAGGTTCATAATTCGCATACCACTGTTGATGCACCGCAGACAGTAAGGCATATCAAAAATGTGTTTTCCGAATTGTCGGGCAAAGGTGTTAAATGCGAGATCGACTATCATGTGCAGGAAAACAACAACCGTCTTACAATGTGGAATCTTATTCCCATAAAGCTAATGCCACCTACCAGAATCGTTCGATATTGCTGCTCAGAACTGAAAGAGGGCGGAAATCCAAACAGAATGATTGCAACAGGCGTCAGATGGAACGAAAGCAGCAAGAGAAGTAGCAGAAGCCCATTTGAAGTATTAGGGCAGACGGCAAGTAAAAGCATTGGCGTTTCTGACGAGAAAATGCTTATCACAGACAATGGTGATACTCGAAGGCTGTTTGAAAATTGCCAGATGAAAGCAAAGACGGTAGTCAATCCAATCATTGATTGGACAGATCAGAATATCTGGCAGTTCATTGGAGAGAACGATATTCGGGTATGTGAACTGTATCAATGCGGATATGATCGGCTAGGTTGCTTAGGATGTCCGCTTGCATCAAAGAGCCAGAGGGAAAAGGAAATGCATGATTTCCCTAAGTATAAGCAGGCCTACATACATTCTTTTGACAGAATGCTCCAGGAACGCCGCAGACGCGGAAAAGATACAAAGTGGAGTTGCGGTGAAGAAGTCTATCTATGGTGGATGCAAGACAACAACGTAGTTGGTCAGATGGAATTATCTGATTTTATTGATTATTGAGAAATCATGGAGGACTGCACAATAGCGTGTCAGTTGCTTACATGGGGAAAGTGAGGATGGAAAAATGAGCGATGAAATGACGCTTGTTCAGAGTGAAGATGGAACATTTAGTACATATAATGACGCTTATGACATTGTAATACATTGCGAATCAAAAGAGGAACAGGAGAAAACTATTGAGCGTTTGAAGTCTACTAACTGGATTCCGGTCAGCGAGAGATTGCCAGAGATCAAAATGGATTATGAGGAATGCTATTTAGTTACAGATGGCAGATTTTGCTGGATGGCATACTGGACGCACGAAAAAGAGTGGGTTTTTGCAGAATGCACAGATTGTAAAAATAAAATTGATTGGACAGACGTTGTGGCATGGATGCCGCTTCCGAATCCAATGAAAGAAGATGACGTTTAAATGGGGAAAGTAAAGAATTTAAAGGGTGAAAGATTTGGTAAATTAACAGCAATCGAGTTTGTTGGAATAGGAAACAGGCATTATGCCATGTGGAGATGTACTTGCGATTGTGGGAATGAATGCATAACGAGTGCGGACGTTTTAACAAGGAAAACAAATCACTCATGCGGATGTCTAGCCAAGGAGCATCTGAAAGAAATGAGCAAAAATAATATTACGCACGGAATGACTGGAAGCAGATTGTTAGGATGTTACAAAGCGATGACGAGTAGGTGCTATAGAGAAAAAGACATTCACTATAATGCTTATGGCAAACGTGGGATTGTTGTGTGCGATGAATGGAGAAATGATAAAAATACATTTATACAATGGGCTTTAACTAATGGATATTCCGATAACCTTACGATTGACCGTATAGATGTTAACGGTATCTATGAGCCACCTAATTGCAGGTGGATTCCAATGAGTGAGCAATATAAGAACAAACAATCGAATTGCAAGAAAATATTTCCAAAGCCATATAAGGAGGACTGAATGGGATATTGTAAATTAGAAAGCTGCTGGAAAGGCGAAACACAGTGCTGCATATGCTGCACTAAACAGGATTCTTGCCAGTGCAAATGTGATGATATGGACAGTTATGAATATGCGGAGGAGTGCGAGGAATATATTGAGGAGACTGAAGAACAATGAATAAACGTTTTTTCTTGACTTTAGGCATTGCAAGCGCCGTACACATTGTTGCAGATATAATCTGTCAAAAATGGGATGTTCTGGTAATTAATATTATAGCATGTGTGCTGTGCTTTGCTATTTTTGTGACGAAAGACTAAAAGGAGGAATGAAAAAATGCGTTTAATTGATGCAGACAAAATAATTGACTCTCTTGGAAATTCGGATATGGATTTTGCAATAGGTGCAGTTATTGACGAACAGCCGACAGTTTTTGATGTGGACAAGGTTATTGAGCAATTAGAAGAATTAAAAATGAGATACTTCCTAACAATTGCAAATACAGGCGATGTAGATAAAGATTGTGCTTACGAAAATATTGCAAATACAATTGATAAAGCAATTGAAATCGTGAAAGGTGGAGGAATTAAATGGGCAGATTAATAGATGCAGATAAATTAAAACATGTGATACATTGTGCATATTCTGATGATTTAGAGATTCTTGAAAAGATTGACGAACAGCCGACAGCTTTTGATGCGGACAAGGTTATTAGTGAATTGAAAAGAGATAAATTCGTTGAATCAGAATGTATCTTATCTGACGTACATCAAGGATACAATGCTGGGTTGAGCAAGGCAATCGAAATCGTGAAAGGCGGTGGAATTGAATGAGAGAAATTCTTTTCAAGGGAAAAAGAAAAGATAACGGAGAATGGATTGAAGGAAGCTTAATAACATCTATCAATAGAGCATGGATTAGTTCCGAAAAAACCGATTCGCAGAGATTGAGAAGTATTTCTAATACGGATGCAATTTGGAGAGCAATAGAAATTATTCCGGATACCATCTGCCGGTTCACAGGACGTTGTGACAAGAACGGGAAGAAAATTTGGGAGAATGACGTCCTGATGTGCCATGGAAATTCAGAAGACCTTGCAAAAGCGGTATTTGGAGAATTTGGTGTAAGAAATATTGAAACCGGGTCCATAGTAGATAAAGTTGTCGGATGGCATTATGAGATTATTCCGACAGATGCAATCAGCAGATGCGAACCATTCTGCTGGTCAATGCCATTGACAGAATATTATATCGACAGATGCGAAATGGAAGTAGTTGGCAATATTTTCGACAATAAAGAACTATTGCAGGAGGAACACAAATGAGCAGTGCAAGTGTAAGATTCGGAACAAAAGCGTATGTATGTGCAAGATATTTTCTTAGACCCGGGAAGTGCTTCAAATACATCGACCAGTGTGGCGAAGATGCCACAGAACATACCTATGAGGTCATGGCATTATATCCATATTGTGTATTGTTAAGAGATACCAGAAACGGAGTCAGAACTTGCCCGGGATATAATACTTTGAGCCTGATGCTGAGAGGAAGTGAAGCGAGTGAGTAAAGGAAAAGACATTTCGACTATGTTTACAAGAGAAGAAAACAAAAAGAACGGAAGGATTGGATATCGTCAGGATAAAAGTGGAAAACTATCATTAATCCTTCGCAGTGCGGAGTGTTTTTACAGAAAAGAGGTAAGAGAAGATGAGTAAATCAGTATTGGTGATTGATACACCAGAAAATTGCCGCTCATGCTATTTGCGAGGGTTCACACTTAATTTACAGTATTGTAGAGGAAAGCTGAAAGATATTAAGGACACAAGCGTTAAGCCTGATTGGTGTCCATTGAAGCCATTGCCGGAGGAGAAAGAAGAGGAATATTGGAGAAGCAAACTTAGTCTTGCATGGATTCGAGGTTGGAACACTTGTATTAGCAAAATTACGGGAGGAAACGCAGATGATTGATTTAAGATATACATGTATTCTGGTTAGAACACCAGAGGAAAATGAGAAAATACTTAAAGAAGCTGAGAAACAGGGATTCCATTGGTATAGAAAAGACCATTGTGAGCCATTACAAAAACAATATTTTCCAGACATCTTAAGGTTTTACGACAGCAAAGCTATTACCCATAGAGTATATGTTAACGAAAATTGCAATTGTTACGAAGCCTCAGAACTTCTCGGGACGAAAGAAATGACGGCAAGAGAGTTTATTGAGCGGATTGTAGATATATGCAGTTGTATCGGTAGTTGGCGTGAATGTTCGCAATGTGTGTTTGATGCAAATAATACTAAGTGTAAGAAGGATTTGTGTAATGTAGGTAATTGGAAAAATAATATAGACGAACTTCTTGAAATTGCGAAAGCAGGAAAATCCACAATTTGTACACCCGAAGAAAAAGCAATTGAAGATATTGAAAAATTTATCGAGAATCCAGATCGTGCAGTAGTAAATGATGAATTTGTAGAATCGCTGAAGTTGGCAGTAGAGAAGTCGAAAGAGGTGAAGTAGATGGAGAGATTAACACTTGAAGAAGAAATCACTCACATAATGAAAGTAGCTGTACAATTGGAACTTGATAATGAGAAAATACGCTCTGAAAATTATAAACTTCTGCAAGAATTAAAAACTTACGAAGACTTAGAAGAACAGGGCTTGCTTGTGAGATTACCGTGTAAGGTTGGAGATACGGTTTGGGTGGTAACATCGCCAATTAATGTGTTTGGTTATGATGAATATGATGGAGATGCAAAATATGAAGTATATGAATCTTTTTTATCAAGCGTATCTTATTATGCGTCTGGAGAACAATTCAGAATTTACGCAAAAGTAACGAATAGTTTTATTGTGGCATACTTTAGAGAATGTGATTTTGGAGAATCTATATTCCTCACCCGTGAAGATGCCGAGAAGAAGTTGGAGGAGATGAAGAACAAAATTTAATTTTAAGGAGGCACAAAATGGGAAGAAGCATTTATTTTACGGATAGAGAATTAAGCATGGTAAGAGACTATGTGTTTGAAGCAACTGATATTTTAGGTAATGCTTCTGATACAGCAGAACAAGTGGACGAAGACATGGAGAATGGTCTTGGCTCTGCTTTGCGAAAATTATACAAAGGCTGTATTGGAGAATCAAAATACGCAAAGTATAAAACAAAACGAGGATAAAAATATTTTTAATCCGATAGAGAAGAAGCTGGAGGAGGTGAAGAAGAATGATTGAAGCGATAAAAGAAATTTTTATGATGCTGGGAATGTGCGTAGTTGGACTTGCTGTTTACATACTATTGTATGCAATAATCAGCAAATTCAACAGATGGCGAAAGAATGGCTGTAAGATTAAATGTCTTTGTAAACCACATGTATATAAAATTGAGTGGCATTGGGTAAAAGACGGAGAAACTCTTCTAGTATGCAAGAAATGTGGTAAAAAGAAAACACTGTTTATTGACTATGATTTCTACAAGAAAAACAATCATTAGGAGGATTAATATGAAACCAGAAGAAGCAATTAAAAACTTACGGGAACGCATTGACTTAGCTAAAAAGGTCTGGACAAATGTTCCAGGAATTGTTGAATATCGTAAAGCATTAGAATTAGCAGTTAAAGCGTTAAAAAAGCAGATGCACAGAAAAGTGAGATACGAGGTTGTAGAATACGACGAATGCTACGATGTTAGTTTATATGCTTGCATCTGTCCGTCATGCGGACTGCATATTATTGAGTTTTCGGATAATGATGTAGTCTTTAAATGCAATAGCGATAGCCCAGAAGATATGTTTCATTCCAGTATGGTGCATCATGCGTATGTTGGTATGAATAATTATTGTAACAGATGCGGGCAGAAATTAGATTGGGGTGAGGAAAATGGCAGATAAAACATGCAAAACTTGTATTGAAAACGACAACGGGCTGTGTGACCGCAAAGGCATCCTGATAGAGGAAGATGATACCTGTGAAAATCACACAAAAAACTGGATGGACTCTTTAATGGAGAAATTCATCCGAAAATCAATGCGGTAAGGGCGGAAATGTCCTTACCAGACGGGAAGGTGGCTAAATGACAAAGGTGAGTTGGATTCGATTAGAAATAGATATGTTTGACAACAAGAAAATCCGGCATATCAGAAAACTTCCAGAAGGAAACAATATCGTTCTAATCTGGATGATGCTCCTGACGATGGCGGGGCGTTGTAATTCAAACGGAATTATTTTTCTGACAGAGAATATTCCATACACAAACAAGATGCTAGCTGACGAGCTGGACTTTGACGAGAGTGTGATCGAGCTTGCACTCACAATTCTTGAAAAGTTCGGCATGATAACCAGAGACGGAACATTGCTTTCAATCCCCGGATGGGAAGAGCATCAGAATATTGATGGACTTGAAAAAATCAGAGAGCAAACAAGAAAACGAGTTGCCGAGCATAGAAAACGTCAGAAAGAATTGTCAGAAGAAGAATGTATGCCGGAAATTCCAGAACAGATTTCTTGCGAAAAAGATTTAGTCAAACCCGGTGATGTGCAGAAAGTAGTCGATGAGTGGAATAAGCTTCAGCAGTTCGGTATTCAGCCAATCGCAAGAATGACAGCAAGAAGAACGCAGATGCTGAAAGCAAGAATCCGAGAATACGGCATGGACAAGGTAACGGAAGCATTAAACAATGTACAAAACAGTGACTTCCTCATGGGAAAGAAAACTGATTTTATAATAAGTTTTGAATGGTTTGTGAAACCAAACAACTTCTTAAAAATACTCGAAAATAAATACCACAATAGGGAGGATATGCGAAATGGAACTGGCACAGCTCAAAGAAATGTCGAACCAATCATCCCGCTTGGAGAATGGAACGGTGAAGAATCAGACACCCCGTTCGCTTGAATGCCCTGAATGTGGGGACAGCGGGTGGAGATGGGTAAGAGATGCAAGTGGTATTCCTTATTGTGAGGAATGTCCTTGCGGAATTAGAAAGAGAACAATCCTTGAAAATCAGTTGAAATTTGCAGAGATTCCAAACGTGTTTAAAGGCTCAAATTTCAATGATTTGAAGTCAAGTGTATATTTGAACGCCGAGAGCCGAAAAGTATTTTCTCAGGCAGCTCAGGCGGTAAATTATTGGTTTAAAAACCTTACTGATATGCAGAAGAAAGGAATAGGATTATATCTTTTCTCGAATGCAAAAGGTTCTGGCAAAACTAAAACAGTATGCAGCTTGGCAAATGAAATCATGAAGAAATACCAGAAGCCTGTCAAATTCACCACGTCTCTCAGAATCCTTGATGAGATCAAAAACACGTGGGGAGTCAAAGAGAATGCGGAAGGAAAGCTGATAGAGGATTTATCCAGAACAGAAATCCTTATCATTGACGACTTCGGTGCCGATTCTGGCAAGGACTGGATTAACGAAAGATTCTATAGCATTATTAATGGACGATATGTTGATAGGAAAATTACTATATTCACAAGTAACTGCCAGATAGCAGAATTGAAATACGATGAGAGAATCACAAATAGGATTCTGGAACGGTCACTTGAAATTCCATTTCCGGAAGAATCTGTCCGGGCGCATATGGCACAGCATATCAGAATGGAAATGGTACAGGGAATGCATAAATGAGAACAATAAGTGAAATGTACAGACGTTCCGGAGGAACTGCATATCAGCATAAGTGTGCTGAATGTAGATTCTATAGGGATGGAAAGAAGGAGAAATGTCTGATGTACGGCGGTGATCGGGACTGGCATGGAAATTTTATTGCCTGCAAATTCTTCAATCTCGAAGATGATATGCCGGAAGGACAGATGAATATTTTCGATTATGTGTGAAAGAAAGGAGGAACGAGGAACCGCTGGCCAGCGAAAGGATATCCCGGTTCCTCCTTATTTTTTTATGAATAATGACGACTTGAAATATGCAATTGAGAATGGTATCATCAATTTGTCTCACATACAAGAGCAAATTGAAATGAATAAAAGAGAAGAAATATTAAAAGAATACAGAGACAGCATGTGGAAAGCATCTGACGGATACTGGAAAATCCGTATGACTTATGATGAAACTGGACAGAAAAAAGTATTCAAACGCAGGTCTAAACAGGATTTAGAAGATTTGATTGTCAAAACCCATAGGGAAAAGGTTGAAAATCCAAAGATCAAGAGTATATTTGAAGACTGGGCGCAGCGTAAGTTTGATTTGAAAAAAATATCTGTGCAAACCTACCAGAGATACCATCAGGATTTCAACCGGTTTTTCGGAATACTTGGCGAGAAAAAAATTAGAAGTATTGAACCAGAAGATGTTAGTAACTTCCTGGAAGAACAGATCAGTGAATATAATCTAACCGCAAAAGCTTTCTGCAATCTTAAGACGATTACCAGAGGCACATTGAAATGGGCGAAGCGTAACAAACTGATTGACTGGAATGTACAGGAATTGTTCTACGATTTGGATGTCACCGATAAATCTTTCAAGAAAAGCATTAAAGAAGACTCTAAGGAAGTTTTTAATGATGCGGAAATGAAAAGAATCGTAGAATACCTAAAAGAAAATCAGGACATGGTAAATTTTGGAATATTGCTTATGTTCGTAACCGGTTTGAGGGTCGGGGAACTAAGTGCTTTAAAATGGGAAGATTGGGATTCGAACACCGGCATAATCAGAATCCGAAGAACTGAAGTAAGACACTTTGAGAATCATAAAGGAATTTTTGAAGTCAAAGACTTTCCGAAAACCGAAGCAGGCGTAAGAAATGTAGTGGTTCCTCAAGGATGCGTATGGATATTGCAGAAGCTCAGAAACATGTCGGCGTTCTGCGAATATATATTTTTCAAAGATGGGAAACGATTGAACACTTATTCGTTTAGGAACCGGCTCCGGACAGTATGCAAGAACACTGGATGCGTTCAAAAATCACCGCACAAAATACGAAAGACCTATTGTACAATCCTCTTAGACCACAGCGTAGATAACCAGATGGTAATATCGCAAATGGGTCACTCCAACATCTCATGCTCGGAAACTTATTATCATCGAGACCGAAAGAATCTTCAAAAAAAGCAAAAAATCATGGACAGCATAGATGAATTTATGGTAGTATCGAGATAGTTTTTGGTCATTTTTCAAAGAGGGAACAGCCAGGGAACAAAAAGGAACACCCTGGAAAAGTTAGAAATGTTGATTTTATGGGAAAGATAGCAGTTTAAAGATACGTTCGATTCCCGTACTGGCTGCTAACGAAAACCTTGTAAAATCAAGGTTTTTTGTGCTTTTTAGGGGTATGTAAAATAGCCGAGGGAACAGGCTAGGGAACAGAACAAATATTCGAATTAAAACCATAGGAGGAAAACTTGTGTGTGAGACACAGGTAAAACCATCGTAGACGGCAGAAATGCGGTCTTTTTTTGTTGCCTAAATTATGTTAATATGGTTGCATGGAGGTGACGTTGTGATACATACCGCATATGACGTAATGAAAGAATACCTGATAACCGGAGCAGAGTTGGATGGCCCGTACCAGATACCAGTTATTCCACCGATACAGCTGGCGCCAAAGAAAAGTATAGATTTTGTTTCTTCAAAATCCAGATCGTTGAAAGGGCATAAGGACCTGACGGTGAATTTTTATATTGACGATAAAAGTTTTCTGCAGGTATGGAATCAACCGGACCAGTACATTGAGCATCTCAAATGTTTTCATTCGGTTTGCAGTCCGGATTTCACGATCGCGTCTGGAATGCCAACAGCACTAAATATATACAACCTATACAGGAATCATGCTCTAGGCTTCTATTTTGCGATTTTAGGCGTTAATATCATACCATCGGTAAATGTTATCAGTCCAAAGGAAATGCCGTGGATTTTCGATGGTACGCCGCACAGGAGCACTGTATCATGTTGTACCAATGGGAGAGTACGGTCTAAGCCTGCCAGAATGGAATTTTGTGAGAATTTTAAAGAAATGCTTGACGCAATAGAGCCAACAAAGGTTGTGATCGTGGGTATCGTACCGGACGAACTCAATGTGGATGTACCAATAATAAATCTCAATTCACGTAGCCAGAACATGAAGGAGATGTTCAGAAAGGAAGGGCCATGGGAACAATCAGTAGCGGATCAGCAAAACGAAGGAACAAAGAAACAAGTCGGCAGAAGAAGCGCCGAAGCAGACTTTTCAGTATTTTGGGGCGAAGAAACATGGCTGGAAAAGATGAATTGAATGTGATGAAGTGAAAATTTACATCACGCCAATCTACCTTATAGAAAATTATATACAGAATGCACAAAAATAAAAAAGTCGCAGGTCTGAATTAGTTTCAGATTTCTGCGATTTTTTTCAGATTTTTCCAGTTCAAACTATCCCGGTTTTGATACTGTTTCTGATTTGTCGTACATTTTCTTAGTACTCTCGCCCTGTCCCGGGACCATCCCGGAAACCTCCAGCCGATCAGTGGCAGACCACCACTGGGAACCCATGAAAGCCACACCGCCCGGCATGATCTGATAAAACCAGAGCCAAATAACACAGCCCGCCGGGGATAACCCGGGAGCGGACCGGGAACAACTGTGAAAGCGCAGAGCCAGTGTCAGACACAGTCAGAGTCAAAATCAATTCTAATATAACGCTGTAAAATGCGTTTAAAAACGTTTTTGTGCAGTTATGGTAAAATATACAGAAAATGCATAAAACGCGCTTAAAAAGCCAAATACGGCGTTACAGAAGTATTTAATGTACAACCACCCAAGCAAAACGCCTAAAAGCGTACAGAAATAAGACCGCCGGAGCGATCACAAACAAAGCCCGCATAGCTTCACGCAGTCTGGAAGCATAAAGACCAGACCGGGCGAAGCGTCTGCGCAACTATACAGAGTAATAATAACCCCGTTGCACTCTGCCGTCAATCCCTGTTAGCAATTTGATATTCGAAGATTTAAGACGCTTTTATATAATTATGATAAAATATACCAGAATCACGATAAGAGCCGTTAAAACGCCAAATAGAAGCCAATACAACTATATATAATTGTCAATGTGCATCAAGCCAGGGCACAAGCTCCGGCGAAGTCCTGCACAGGCCACGAACCACCGCCGCCCGGAGCGGATGCAGGACACCAGAAAAAGAGCAGCGCTTTACTGCTCTAAATAGTTTATATTTGCGACCCCGGGTAAGTCCCGGAAGAACTCCTGGAAGCCGTCAGTTATACTATACTGGCGGTCAGACGTTGGAATTGTGCGGCCGCTTTTTATCTCCATGCAGGAAAGTTGTAAATGATCTGCCTTTTTTGTTGACTGGTGCAGCGCGTAGCGCATAACAGACACCGCACCAGACTGGCAGCGCACCGGCGGTAAGTCGTACCAGATCAGCGGGACAGCACCGGAAGCAACCGCATTAAACACTTGTCTGGCGTCCTTTTTTACAGCTGCTCCGATTTTATCAACGGTGGAAAAATCCCCGCTCAAAATGGCGTCAACGGTCTGTTCTGACGTTGGTTTTATAATTCTATCTATCATATAAAAGCCCCTTTCTAATTGAAAAAAGTAGGCGGGAAAGCCCCGCCCGGAATTGCTTTATTTTCTTTTCACAAACTCGATTTCTGTATAATTTTCCCCGGTCACCTCATTCATAAACGCCAAGATCCCAGCTATTGTGAAGTCGAAACGCGAAAAATCAAATCCCTCTTGTGAAAGCCTATATTCGTAAGAATGTCCGCAACCCTCAACATCGTAATACGTTCCGGCAATATGTAAGGCGTTAGGTTGTACCGCTGAATAGCCTTTTTTATTTGCATCGCGCCTCTGGTAGCTTCCAAAATCCGCGATAACATGCAGGCTGTCCAGCGTATCAAATTCTGCGCGAACTCTACAATTTGGAACGTCTGAGCCGTTTCTATAGCCTGTTCCTGTGCAACCGTATTTTACTAATGTTAATTTTTTCATGTTTTAATCCTCCTGATGTTGTTTTAAAAGGCCGCCGGGGAAATGCTCCCCGGTACGCTTGCCGGTCTGGTTATGATTCTATTGTTCGGCCGTGGCCGTCCATGAAGACCTCGCCGGCAGGCCACTGACAAAGCTTCGCGCGACCTTCTTTAACAACGCGTTCGTTATCGCGTCCGGCGTGCTGGATTGCCTTGTATGTGATTGTTTTAGCGGTTTTATTTACGATTTCAAACACCAAACCGCTTTCATGGTATCTTTTTCCGATTTCAAATTTTTTCATATCCTTTTACCTCTTTTCTTATTTTTTTGAAATCCGGCGGTTGCGTTGGGGCTACGGCTTGACCGCCGCCGGAGGGAATTTATTTAGATGGTTTTTCGTATCGAATAATCGCAACCTGTTCGCCGGTGGACTTTAGAGCACCGAACCCGTTAAACATCGGGCCGTTAAGCCCTAACAAGAGCGGCTGCCCTTGCAGTTCGTCCCGGTGCGCCGGGTTTTCATTGTACCCGTAAATAAGCGAATTGAACTGCTCAGCGGTTTTGATCTCTTTCGGAAGATCATAAACAACGGTTTCGCCTGTAAACATTTTTCCTGTAATCATTGATTTTTCTCCTTTTCTGTGATATTTTATTTTTGCTGGTATTTTAATAATTTTTATTTATGACCCCGGAGCTTTTCGGGGTCTTTTTCATGCTGACATTTTATAAAGAATAAGGAATTTTAATTCCTCATACTGTCGGGAGTTAATCCCGGAGAAGTCGTTCCCGATCAGGTCCAGGAGCTTCACCAATTTTCTTTTTGTGTGGGCCTTTTCAATCTGCCCCAGATAGATGTTATATCTCATTTTTTTATTTCCTCCAGTCTAATAACAAGCCCTAACTCATTATTCTTGTTTGATCTTGTGATATAGAAATCAATCACTCGATCATCAAAATATTTTTTGCAGGTCTGAAGCATTTTCCCGCTCATTTCCCATTCTACAAGCTCGCTTTTTCTGCCTTTCTGGATTTCGAAGAAATCACAGTGCATTGTGTTGAATAAGTCTAAAAATTTAATCATGTTTTCCTCCGTTCCCCCGGCTCTATGTCTGGGTTGCTTGTTCTCTGCTGATGGTTATATAATACCAGATATAACGCACATATACAAGATGGTATAATGCATAAATAACGCACATATAAAACGCTTAAAACTGTATAATATGTATAACGCACATATAACTATTGACAATATAACGCACATACATTATAATAGAAGAAAAATTGAAGAGGAGGAACAGTGAATAATGGCAACTGATGCACAGAGAAAAGCGGTTAGAAACTATGAGAAAAACAATTATAGATTGAATATTGTCTTTCCTAAGGAAACAAAGGAGAGAATAGAAAACCTACATCTAAATAAAAGTAATAGTGCTTTTATTCGTGATACGGTTCTTGCAGAACTGGAAAGACTTGAAAAAATATTGAAATAACGCACATATACACTTGACATATAACACACATAGATGTATAATAAAGACAGTTAAAGAAAACCATTTCAAAAGCCCATTCGGGCGGGGCGGTCGCCCTAGTAACTGGAAACCTTGCATGGAAAAATATGGAGGAATAAAAATGAAAATACAGGGAATCGGAACAGTAAGAAAAGAAGTAGCAATGCAGTTTTTAACAGAGGACGGAAAGAAAGCCGTGAAAAGTGGTGAGATCACCACACAGGAGCTTGGAGAAATGTACAAGCTTCATGAAATCAAAAAACTTTCCAGAATTGGAAAGTGTAGCGATTTATTTGCAAATTGCTATAAATGGATTCCGGAAAGCTTACAAGAAAAGCTTTCACCAGAAGAACTAGCACAGCTCACAGATGCATTTTATGAATGCTATGGAGCCGGAAAAAATGCACAAAAATAGAGCTTTTAGTTAAGCTCTATTTAAAAAAATACTGTAAATAAAATTATTTCAATCCGTAGCTAAAAGGGGATTGCTATTTAGCCCGCCTGTAAAGCATCCATCACAGGTGACAAAATAAGTATATCTCTTAGTCGCGGAAAAGTCAAGAAAAAAAACCGCATAGCCCCGGACAGGGGCGGACAGGAGGGAAAAATGGCAGTTACGAGATCATGGAAAGTATATGGAAAGTACGGCGGCCACTGGTTATCAGAAAGCTTCTTGCCGTCAAGAAAATACGATTGGAGCAGTAAAGAGGACGGCGTGAGAATTGTCGAGATAGAGAATGCCGATAAAACCGGTTCAAATCTTTATTCGATTATCAGGATAACAAGAGATAGCGCTGAATTATGTGAACGTGAATTTAACGGCCAGTTAAGTGACGGAATTTTTGAAAATTTCCGAACTGGAAACATTGAAGAACTTGCATAATTACGAACAATGATATAAAATATAAACAGCGTATAAACGGGAGTGATATTTGAGAATGATGTAAATTTAGCTCCGTAAACGCAAAAGCCCCTGGGAGATAATCCCGGGGCTTTTGCTGTCTTATTCTGGCGGCGTAACGACGGCGCGGCACTCAGCCGGTAAACAGCCCCACCGCCGAAGCTGTTAAAATACATTTATCACAAAACCGCCGAAGTTGTCAAGCAAAATTTTTTTATTTTAAGGCTTGATTTTTAAAACTGATGTGGATAAAATAAAAATAACGACAGGCGACGGAACTCAGAAGGGGAGCGATAGCCAGAGCGCGAAAAGAATAAAAATTTAGCAGCCAGATCACGCCGGACAAGGTGCCGGAAGGTCTGGCTTTTTGTGTTTAATAGCCGGAAAATGACAGTATTACAAGACGTATAAATATATAATAACTGTCTATATAATCCCCTCCTAGATTCTAGAGACCTAGAGTTTATTAATGTACATGCTATACAGTACTGTATAGATATATAGAGTTAAATATAACAATAAAATAAAATCAAATAGACTGTTGACAAGTAATATAAAAATGTGGTAAAACAGAATCAACAACTAAATAAGCCGAAAGGCAATAAGAATAATAAAACTATTTAAGACGATTAAAACCGAGCAGATCGGAAAGAAGAAAGGGATTTAGAAAGGTCCCGGATTGTATCTGCGAACGTGTTTTTGTCGTCTTTTTTTATTTCAATTTTTGGAGGTGATACAGTGAAAAAGAGTAATACAACAGTGACAGAACAGGGAATAGAAGTATATGAGAATGATATATACAGGCTTGTGGACGAATATATAAACACTGTGTTACAAGTAACTCCAGAAGAATTTGATACACAGAAAGAATATAAAGCTGTTGTTGCTGATAGTTTTGTGGATATGATCTTTTATATTGCGGATAGAATACCGAAACCAGGTACAGAGGATATAGAATTATTAGATAATATATTTAGTGTATATGTGAGAATATGTACTAAATACGGAGTGTTACCAACGTTAGAAGTATTTAGCTTTTTGGTAGGAATAGAGCGTAGAACGTTTACCAAATGGTCTAATGGACAGTACAGGGCAAGCACATCACACGGCGACACGGTTAAAAAATGGTTCGATATCTGCAAGAATTGTACAGTAAACAGATTAAACAATCAGCCCGGCACAAATGCCAATTTAATATTTGTTGCCAAAGCAGCTTACGGCATGGCAGAGACGGCACCAGTTCAGACAGTGCAGCAGGATGGCATACCACACCAGACAGCGCAGCAGATCGCAGATAAACACAGGGCGGCACTGGAACTTCCGGAGATGGAAAAGCCGGAACTTTAACAGATCAGAGACCTGAAGAAGTACGCAGAGGGCGGACAAAAGAGCATGGAAATAGCTTGAATAATGTAAATTGTATAACATGTACAATATAAAAGAATGGTATTTGTTCAATATGTATACCAATCTATAAAGAAAACTGAAGTTTGTCGTATAGATACACATGTTCAGGATAAATAACCGCTCTCACACATTCCCTTGACCACTGCCGCAGGCCATTAAAGGTCAGCGTTAAACCAGGGAAGCGGGAACCCATGGGGCGGCGGGCTTCCCTGGTAGCGTCCGGCATGGATACCGGGAGGGGGTCTATATAAGTCCCAACGCACGCCGAGTGAGTACTCCGAGTTCCCGAAAAATTAAAAAAGCCTCCTCTAACAGCAAGGCTTAAAAATTCCGAAAAAACAAAAAAAGAGTTCACCATGGCAGGGATAGTGATTGCAACATGAAAGCCATAAGCCTTAATGGTTTCTCTGCCATAAACAACAAGGCGATATCAGAAAGGCAGGTATAAATATGAAAATAGGATATGCAAAAGAGTCAGGCATTTGGTTTCCATTGTCTGCAAAGAAAAAGATACTTTTGAATGAAGAAATTGACACATTTACTTTTGACTCAATAGATGAAAATAATAGTTTTGAACATCTTTGCGAAAACATGAGAAATGGTGATTCGTTGATTATTTGCGGAGTTGATGATATTGGAAATACCAAGGATGAAATCGAAGAAACATGGAGACGACTCCGTGATTTGAATATTGAAATTTATGTGCTTACAGCTCCGATGTTGTTTCAGAGAGAAAACATGACGTTAGAAGAATCATTTATAAGAGACGTGTCGCTTAGCGTGCTTGCTTCTCAGGTTGAAATTGCTAATCAGAAATTAAAAGCAATAAATGATTTATGATAACCATTTACATTCACAGAAGGGTAGGAACAAGATGGAGAAAATAGTAAACAACGATGGATATCTTCGGTCAGGGCTGATGGATATTGCTAGACAGTTGCTGAATATCTGTAGCGAAACTGGCGTTTCTAATATTCAGATAGCTACATCACCTTGGAAAGAAGGCGAAGGGATTACACTTTTAGCAAAAACTGATGACAAACCAATTCTTTCAGTAAAGATGGACACTGCCTATGAAAAAGAATAACCCTCAGGGCGAATCAATCCGAATCCGGCTCACAGGACAGCTAGAACGAAAGCTCATAGCTGAGAAGAACCGAACCGGCAAGAGCGTATCGCAGATCACCAGAGAAGCATTGGAACAATATTTCCGAATGAGATAGGCAAAACGCCGACTCAATTTTTCTCAAAAAAATAAAAAAGAGGTTTTTATATGTCAGAAGAATACAGTGAACGCTTCGATGAACTTCGTAAGAATCGAGTCGAGGTAAGTTATCATAAATACGGACCTGCCAGAAAGAATTTTAAAACTGGGAACGTGCAGGCACTTCCGTCTATGGAACGGTGTATTGAGAAATATAATTCTACCGGAAACACAGAATATCTCGTGGATGCAGCAAATTATCTCATGTTTGAGTTCATGTACCCGCAGCATCCCAAAGCACATTTCAAAGCTACAGACAGCAAAGATAGCGCCGGGATAGTCGGAATCAGCGTAAAGGAAATGGAGGACTTGAAGAATGAACAATACTAATTCTACAACTATTACGCACGCGATAGCCATTTTAAGGAACGAACTTATGACACACGGAGAAGTTTACAATGGCTTCAAAGCAAGCCTTAAAACAGCAATTGAGAAGTATTGCACCTGCGGTTTACCATTTGAGCCAGAAGACGAAACCGCCGGTAAGATTCTTGGTTTTATGATCGGAGAGGAACAGAAAGAATGATTCTTGCAAAATTCGTAGCAGCCATGTTGGATATTGCATTTTTCACATTGGTTTTAGCAGTCCTTATGTCACAGGATGAAGCTGAAAAGAAAAGCAATCCAATAGCATCGACAGTATTTATATTGATGGAAATTTGTTTCGCGGTTAATACAGTTGTGATTTTTAGGTTATAAGGAGAGCCCAATGTGGTTAGCATTCACAATACAAATTCCCCTGTTCACCATACTGATTGAACGGGTGAAAATACAAGAAAAGCAGAAGCCCGTCGTTCTCAGGTTTGGGAAAGCCTTTGAATCTGACAGGTCGAGGCATCCAGAGTAGCTTAGGTCTGCGTTGGTGAAACTCAATGGAGAATACAACTTTTCCCGCCCATTGCAAAGTAACTGGCGCGGACTTAGCGATACAAATATAGACATGATGCTTTCTAAAATCTTATAAAATATATCACTCTATCACGAGACCGGGAAAGCCCCGGTCAAATAATGGGCTATCGTCAAGCGGTAAGACACAGCACTTTGACTGCTGTATTCGCGGGTTCGAATCCCGCTAGCCCAGTCGGACTATATTGTTTAGCCATGATATAGTTCCCATCCGAATTGTTTCCATCTATCCCAACGGGGATGATTAAATGGGCTTCAAATGCCCCGGATGGACTCTGCAATACGCAGAAACAACAGTCTCAATCCCTTTGTTGCGACTGAGAGGGAAAGAATCGCAACAGCAAAGAACTATTTTGAACTGCTATAGTTCTTTGCTCAGGAAACTTAGTTCAGTTGGCAGAACGGTCGGCTCATAACCGACAAGTCACAGGTTCGAGTCCTGTAGTTTCCATTTCTTCCATATGCTGTCTATCCGTTTAATGGACAGAAAAAACTGCTGAATGAGTGTATGAATCGTTTTCTCAAAAGGCGTGTAGCGGCACGGCCTGTTTGGAGAAGATAATTCTCCGTTCAGCGCACCTCATAGTTGCATTGTTGTCAATAGGCGCGCATTGAGAACAGGGAGTTTTCAAGAGGTGTGTAAATCCGAAACAACTCCGTGGGGCTGGCACGGCATAAAACAGCCTAGTGGAAAGCATAACACGATAAACATATTGCTAACCCGGAGTTTCCGGGTTATGTGGAATGTGCAGCTAGTGGAAAGCTGATAGGGACGAGTAACCTAGTCTCCGGTTCGATTCCGGGCGTTCCGCTTTAATCCGCTTAGAGTTAAGCTGTTTGCATACAAGTGGTCTATGTCTCAGGCGGATTTACGCTATGACAAAAGAGGTGAAATTCAGCCCAGATAATGTCTGGCCGTTATAGGCGGTACGGAATGTAGCTCAGTGGTAGAGCAATAGCCTTGTAAGCTATGTGTCGCAGGTTCGATTCCTACCTTTCCGATTCCAATGAATTGCAATCATTGGAATCTTTTTCTTTTACTTCGTGCGGTTCCAGTGTTTCTCGTTGGGAGATTTATGCCGTTCAAGTCGGCACACTGGACTTTTTTAAATTGAGGTTAATTATGCAAAAAGAAAAGTGTTGTAAAACATGTAAGAAACATGACGATTTTACATGGGTATGTTTCAACGGCGACAGTGAACACTGCGCTGATTTTACGGAACCAGATTGTGTTTGCGAATTTTGGGAGGATGTAGAAAATGAAAATTCATGAAGCAATATGTTTGAGAGATGACTATGGTGGAAAAACAACTCTTGATGACCTTGTAAAACGAATACAGGGAAACAAAATCCATAGATGCCCGAAATGCTATGGAGAAGGAATTGTTATAAAAATGATAAATCGTGCGCAATACTGGGAATGCCGCGACAGGTATGAAGAAACAAAAGTCACTTGTGATTTGTGCAACGGCGAAGGATATACCGAAAAAGAATATAAGCCTAAAATGGTACAGGATGGATGGGAATGCAAATAGCAGGAAAAGAAATTAAAGACGAGTGTTCCAGATGCGGTAATATCATTGAATGTGAATTATTTCGTCAAGGGCACGGGATACGACAGGAACGTGAGAACATAGCGAAGATGATTGAATGTCAGATGAAACACAGGGAGGAAAGAGAGAAATGAATGAACTGAAAGTATTGAATGAGCAGGAAGTATTAGGAAAACAGTTTCGAGTATACGGAACGGCAGAGGAACCACTATTCTTAGCAAAAGATGTAGCGGAGTGGATTGAACACAGCAAGCCATCAGTAATGATTGAATCTGTAGATGAGGATGAGAAAGTCAAAGTAAATAATGTTTACTTTGAAAATAGAACCGGCGGGAATGGGACATGGTTCCTTACCGAGAACGGACTCTACGAAGTCTTAATGCAGTCCAGAAAGCCGATTGCCAAACAGTTCAAGAAAGAAGTCAAAGAGATTCTGAAGACTATCCGTAAGCATGGCATATATGCCACGGACAATGTCATTGATAATATTCTGAATAATCCAGATTTCGGCATCGAACTTCTGACCAAACTGAAAGAAGAACGTGCTGCGAGAGTGGAAGCCGAGAGAAAGAATGCTATTTTGATGCACGTAAATAAGACATATACTATTACTGAGATTGCAAAAGAACTGGGACTGAAATCAGCAATACAGCTAAATCGGATTCTGGCAGAGAAAAAGATACAGTATCAGGTAAATGGTACGTGGGTGATGTTCTCGCAGTATAGTAATTGCGGATATGAAGAAATCAAACAGGAAGTTCTGGACTCTGGGAAAGTGATCTACCATAGACGGATTACACAGATGGGACGGGAGTTTATTCTTGATTTATTTGAAAAGACGGCGTAATTAAAGAGGGGAGATTTCCATGTTTAATAAATTTTTTAATCTATACATAAGATACAAGACCAAAAATCTCAAAGCAATTCCGTTGTTCGTAATGACATTTGACTGGAAGAAATTTCAGAAAGACGGTAAAAAGGATAGCTGTATATTAAACATACATCCAGATATTGCAAACGATCAATTTGTTAGAGAAAAACTGTCTGAATGCGTGAATTATATTCGCGATAACTACGATATGGAAATATTCACAAAAATTTAGCGGGAGGGAACCAGATGCAAATAGGAGATTTGGAAAAATGGAGCATAGATCAACTCAAAATTGAAGTTGTTCGGCTGTCGACAGTGTGTGAGAAAAAACAGCATGAGATTTTACACAAAAATGAGAAAATCAACGAGCTTTATGCTGAACTGGATAAAATGTTCGCTTATAACAATAAGTTAATAAGACAGGTGAACGAAAAGGCAGATACACCATTTTACGACGAATCTGTAGAAATCGCAAAATGTCACAGACAGCATCAGGAGGATTGCATTACGATTAACCAGTTGCATACAGCGCTTGATGTTCTGATTGACCGATATGCGAATCTGAGAAAGATTCATGGACTGAGCTGATGAGAATTATTTATACAGGCTCGGACATTGATTTTCTTGACACCACGTACAATCTTGAGGGAGAATGCCACCGAATGAACATTCCGACTAGGTTCTATCCAGACAGACACTTGCTTCTGGCAGGGAATACGACTGTAATATACAACCAAACGGGAAATCTTTCTAAAACATGGAAAGCAGATTACATCGGGGACAATTATTTGACGATTTTGACATTGATCAGAAAGGACAACGGTAAATGAGTATCAAAACAGCACTTGAATCAGAGGGAGTAGACTTCTCTGAATATATGAATATACCCGAACCATGGGACGGCTCAGCACAAATTAAAATGGAAAATGGTACAAAGTGGGTGATTTGTCCGTTTTGTGGAAAGAAAGCCTTAAAGATTTTCCCGACCACAAAGATTTATCGGATGCCGTATAAATGCAAGGGTAGCAACTGCAAGAAAGAGTTTATGGTGAATGTATGATATGGAACGAAGAAATATCCTTTGATGGATTCCAAAAGAAGATTGATGAGTGGTACAATGATAAAGACTTTGAACTGTGCGACCCACCTATCAGTGCTCAGTTTGCCTTAGACTTGATTTTCAAGACATTAGTAGATGATAGAGAAGATTATCCATATCTCACAACTATGTCAGAAAGCGTAGAACAGACAAATAGCATCATGCTTGATTTGATTCTTCGGAAATACAGTCGCAAATACAGAAAATACTTGAAATCAAAAAGAAAGATGGTGAGCAAATGAAAAAGATAATCATTGTAATAACAGTTTTATCACTGACGCTTGGAATGGCCGGATGCCAGTCTGCCACAAGAAATTGCGGCGGAAACACAACATTAGAGTTGGAACCAAACCAAAAGTTAGAGGAAATTACATGGAAAGATGATTCACTATGGTATCTCACACGCCCTATGACCGATGATGATATTGCTGAGACTCATACGTTTCAGGAATCTTCCAATTTCGGAGTATTCGAGGGTAGCGTAACTGTTGTTGAAACAAAAAATAAATAACCAGTCAGAGAGCCAGAAAGGAGTGCCACTATGAGCAACTTGAAGATATTTACAAAAAACATCGAATCAGAAGCATTAAACCAGATTTATACATTGATAAAACAGCCTGCATTTTCTGAATGTAAAGTACGAATCATGCCAGATGTTCACGCAGGGGCAGGATGTGTAATTGGTTTTACTGCCGATCTCGGAGATAAAGTAATCCCGAACATTGTTGGCGTGGACATTGGATGTGGAATGCTTACAACACAAATTCCTACCGATGTGGGGGCAATAGATTTAAAAAACCTTGACGAAGTAATAAGAAACAATGTTCCGGCAGGAAGAAATGTACGTGACGAAATCATAAATTTTGAAGAATTAGAAGAACTTCACTGCTTCCATCAGCTTAAAAATATCGAATGGCTTCGCAGGAGCCTTGGTACACTTGGGGGCGGAAATCATTTCATTGAAGTTGACACTGATTCAAAAGGGGTAAATTATCTTGTAATTCACACTGGAAGTCGGAATCTCGGGAAACAAGTAGCTGAAATATATCAAAAAATTGCCATAGAAGACATGCAAGGTACAGACAAGCTCGAAACTGAAATACAAAAATTGGTGAAAGAATACAAGCGTTCTGGCAGACGCAAGGAAATCCAACATGGTATTGACGAATTAAAACGAAAATGGAAGCCAGACAAACTGGGTATTCCGAAAGAATTGTGTTACTTGACAGGAGAACACAGAAAACAATATCTGCATGATATGAAAATCTGTCAAGAATTTGCAAGAATAAACAGACGATGTATACAGAGCACTATATTTTACACTATGAATTGGACGCTCCAAAGAAACACATGGTTTGATACAATTCATAATTATATTGACCACGATACAAACATTGTTCGTAAAGGCGCAATATCAGCTAGACATGGCGAAAAAGTTCTTATCCCAATGAATATGCGAGATGGATGCATTATTGCAGTTGGGAAAGGAAACGATGATTGGAACTGTTCGGCCCCGCATGGCGCAGGACGCATTATGAGCCGATCAAAAGCAAAAGAAAACATCTCGTTAGAAGAATTTAAGGAGTCTATGGATGGGATATACACAACATCCGTTCAGAAATCCACAATTGATGAAAGCCCTATGGCCTACAAACCACCGCAAGAAATTATTGATAATATCAAAGATACTGTAGAAATAGTTGATGTTATCAAACCTATATATAACTTTAAAGCAAGTGAATAACCAGTCAAAGAGCCACACGAGAGCCAGACTAAATCCTAAGAAGAAAGGAGGTCTGGCTCTATTTTTATGCAAAAATTCACAGAAGGTTCGCTTGAATGGTATCGGGCAATCCTAAATCAAATAATCAATGGCGATATGACAGTCTATCAAAACCAGAAAGATTGCCTTGATCTGCTGTTAAATATGAATATTGACCTTCCTTTCAAGGATAATCCAGATGCACAGAACATGGCAATGAAAGTCAGTCGGTACGCTCATAATAAAGCTGCGAAAAAGGCGGCAGTTACAGGAAGTGGTTCATTTGACGATTTGTACTGGCAGTATTTGTTGATGGAATCACAGAACTATCAGGTTGACAGCGGACTTCTTTACCTTGAAAAGAACCGAATCCCGAAAGAACGATTCTACGAACCACGAAGAAATGTGTTCTTACAACATAACATCATAGGTTCACTACAAGACCTGATGGATGACAAATTAGATATATTTGCATTAAGCGTACCTCCGGGTTGTGGAAAGAGTACTCTGGAAGATTTCTTTTTATCATTGGTAGGTGGATGGTTCCCGAATGACTTTAACCTGTCTTCGGCACACAGTAGCATTCTGACACGTTCCCTTTATGATGGTGTTCTGGAAATTATCAATGATCCCGTGGAATACACGTGGCATGAGATATTCCCTAACGTAGGAATTCAGGGAACAAATGCAAAAGAAACGACAGTAAACCTTGAAAGAAATGGACGTTTTAAAACTTGGACGTTCCGTTCAATTGATGGTTCTCTGACTGGTGCGACCCGATGCAACCGATTCCTTACCGCCGATGACCTTGTGTCTGGTATTGAGGAAGCGTTGAACAAAAACCGATTAGATACCCTGTGGACAAAAGTAGTAAATGACTTACGTTCCCGTAGACTTGAAGGGTGCAAAGAGTTTTACATTGCTACCAGATGGTCAGTGCATGACCCTATCGGAAAGCTACAGCAGTTATACGCCGGGAACCCTAGAGCGAGGTTCATAGCAGTACCGGCACTTGATGAGAATGGCAAAAGCAATTTTTTATTCACAGTAAATGGGTTCTCTGAGAAATATTTCAACGATGCTAAAGAGTCCATGGACGAAATCTCTTATAACTGTCTTTACCAGCAACAACCGGTAGAACGTGAAGGATTATTGCTTCCGCCAGATAAGCTAAAAAGATTTTTCTTTGGCAAAGAAGACGTTCCCGATGGATGCACGGACGAATACACAATTATACCAGACAGAGAAGCAGATGCGATATGGGCAGTATGCGATACAAAAGATAAAGGTACAGATTTTGAATCATTACCTATTGCATATCAATATGGGGATAAATTTTTTATCCCGGACGTTGTTTTCGATGATACCACAGATTACGACATCCTGGACAGAAAGACTGCTGATATCTTGATAAAACACAATCCGCATAAAATCAGATTCGAGTCAAATAACGTAGGAAATCGTGTTGCGCACAACATTCAAAAGATAATCTCAGGGAAATGCCGAGCGGATATCGAAACAAGACCTACGCAAGCAAATAAAGAAACAAAAATTCTTGTAAATTCTGATTACATATCAAAACATTTTTATTTTTTGCATCCAAGCCAGTATAAACCAAAATCCGACTACGGATTATTTATGGCAAATGTAACCACATATACCACAAGGGCAAAAGTAGCTCACGATGATGGCCCGGACAGCTTGGCAATGATGGCAGAGTACGTGCAGAATCCATTAGGCGGAAAAGCAACTGCAATGCGCAATCCATTTTGGGGAAGGAGATAATATGACCACAAGAGAATATTTAGAACAAGTTCGTGATTATAAGAGAAAAATCGAAAACAAAATTTCTGAAGAATATCAGCTCAGAATGCTGGCTACAAGTTTATCTTCTTTTTCAACCGGAGAAAAAGTTCAAACATCCGGTACAAAAGATCATGTAGGCGATACAATCGTAAAGATTGCCGATCTGCAACAAGAAATTGCTAAAGATATTTCCGAAATGTCAGATATTCAGCAGGAAGTATCAAGCACCATTAATAGCCTTGATAATTCTCTATATTCTCAGTTGCTGCACAAAAAATATGTGGAATACAAAAGTCTTGTTACAGTAGCTGACGAAATGGGATATTCAATTCAGCACATCCGTTCTTGCCATTTGAAAGCAATTGAATCAGTCAAAAAAGTAAAAGGATTCAAAAGATAGTATGCAATCATATGGAATCATATTGATAATATATTATATAATATAAGCTGTAAAATAAGCGCTGAGGTCGAACCTTGGTGCTTTTTTCATGCAGAAAAATAGGAGGACAGGCAGTGGGGAGAAACAAAATAAACTTTGTTGACCTATGCCAAGGAGAGTTTGGCAGAAAGATTGCCTATACTGGCGTAGACCAGATTACTCCCCAGAATGTGGCACAGGTTCTTTCTGATACAATTGGAATCCACAACAGGAACAGAACATTGATAGATTATCTATACAGATATTACAAAGGCGACCAGCCGATTCTATATCGTGAGAAACTTGTTCGCCCAGAGGTCAACAATAAAGTTGTTGAGAATCATGCCCTTGAAACAGTCAAATTCAAGGCAGGGCAGATATACGGAGAACCTATTCAGTATGTCTGCAAAAAGAAAAAAGCAAGTGAAAAAATAAATGAACAAGTTGACCGGTTCAATGATTATCTGGATGAAGCTAATGCAGATGCCAGAAACATTCAATTAGGAATATACCAGAGTGCGGTAGGAACTGCATATAAAGCAATTCTGAGAGAAGATGAATGGACAGAAAACGGAGATTTACCGCCTTTTAGAATATTTATTCCATCACCGCAGGATGTATATATTGTTTATTCAAACGCCACAGGCAAACCGATGCTTTCCGTCCAGATTTTAAAAGACGAGGACAATCAGCAATATTATCAGTGTTATTCTTCCAGACAATATTTCAAAATACAAAATGCAGTGGTGACAGAATCCGGAATCAATGGTTTTGGTGGCATTCCAATTGTTGAATACCCAAATAATCACGACAGACTTTCCGACATTGAAATTGCGATCACAATGTATGATGCAATCAACAAATATCAATCTGACAGGCTGAATGGTGTTGAGCAGTTCGTGCAAGCCCTGATGAAATTTAAGAACTGTGAGATTGATGAAGCAGAGTTTGTAAAGATGGTTAAACTCGGTGCGGTATCAGTAAAAGATGTTGGAAACGGAACACAATCAGACGTTGATTTAATGACCGCTGAACTAAACCAGTCAGAGAGTCAGGTTGCAAAAGATGATATTTACAACAATATGCTCATTGTAGAAGCGATGCCAAACCGTCAGAGCAATACAGGCGGTGATACTGGTAATGCAGTATATCTGAGGAATGGTTGGGATTTCGCAGAGAGAGACGCAAAATTAGTAGAAGCGTTCACAAAAGAAGCTGAAAAGGCATCTGCCAGAATTATTTTGAATATTATTCGAAAAACATCAATGGATGTAAATATTTCAACCAGAGATTTCGATGTAAAAATCACCAGAAACCCGACTGATAATATGCTTGTTAAAGCACAGGCGCTTGATTATCTGTTCAAAAATAAAATTCATCCGCTTATTGCGCTGATTACTTGCGGATTATTTAGTGATCCGCAAAAAGTATATGAAATGAGCTTACCATATCTTGGAACTATTTACCCGGAATTGGCAGACCCGGACTCAGAGCTGCAGAAAGCGCAAGATTTGCTGAATGGCTTTAACAAGGATGTGATTACAGAATGAATGTTTCATCATACGATGAATTGAATATCAGACCCAGTAATCGCAGAAGCGAACCGTATAAAGAATATTTCAGCAAAATGTCGATATCACACAAAGAAAAGCAAGAAAGGATAGCTTTTTCCGAACAAATGGAAGAAGTTGTCCTTTATATTTTGGCGCTGATAGAAACAACCATAGAAAGCGGAGAAACAAACCGAGAATATATCCAGACTCAATTTTATGACAAATATCTGGATGTAATTGCTTCGTATACGCTTATAGACACATATATCAAGCAATATGCTCTTGGCGTGACACAACAAATTATTGATGCAACATTTGAAAGATTTTCTTCCGAAGATAAAAGCATTACTGATGATTATTACCTGTCAAACGACCGGGCAATGTTTATTTCAGAATGCGAAGCTAATTCGATACTGAATTACAGACAGTATTCAAATGCTGTAAAAGCAGGAAAGACAAAGAAGAAATGGGTTGACGTAGGAGACAAAAGAGAACGAAAGACACATCTTGAAGTCGGAGGAACCACGCTCCCGATTGATGAGCCGTTTTCGGTTGGAGATAGCTTGCTACAATTTCCCAAAGATACCTCATTAGGAGCTTCGGCAGACGAGATTGTGAATTGCCGGTGTTCAATTCAATATAGTTAATTTAGGGACGAGTAAAATCGTCTCTTTTTATTTAAAAAATATGCACCCCGATAGCGTAATCATGGGAGACACCTTGAGCTGAGCGAACAGCGTAAAAAAGCGTATTGGTGACAGGAGATTTCAATGACAAGAGAAGATGTTAAAAAGATTTTCCCAGATGCAACCGATGACCAGATTACTTCTTTTCTGAATCAGTCAAATTCTGATGTGGCTAAAGAGAAAGCAAAAGCCCAGAAAGCAAAAGAGCAGGCTGATAAAGCAGAAGCACTGGAAAAAGAACTGGAAGAATTAAAAAAACAGAACATGACTGAAGCTGAGAAAGCAGAACTGGAACGTCAGAAAGAAAAAGCTGCAAACGAAAAAAGAATTTCTGACCTTGAATCTGCACTTGCGACTTCACAAAAAGAAGCACTCGTAGGGAAAATTACTTCTATTTTTGCAAACGCAGGAATGAAAGGAGATGCCTATGCAGGAGCGATCAAAGCGTTTTCTAACATGAACGCAGAGGATGCTCTCAAAGAAGCTCAGACATTTGTCGATGAAATTTCCGTAGAAAATAAAAACGCTCTTGATACCGCAAAAGCAGCTTGGGAGAAAGAAGCACTTGAAAATACACCTAATCCCGGTGGCGGTAAATCTGGTGGAGAACCAGAAAAGAAAAGCGAAGCATCTGAATACGCAAAAGCGTACTCAGCAAAAATGTGTCCAGAAAATAAACCGGCAGATGATAATGCCCCAGTAAATATTTAAGTAAAGGAGATTTAGATTATGGCTTTTATGAAAACAGAGCAGTACGAATCCACACCTAACATCCTCGAATCCGAGGTAGGACTGGTTCTTAAAACCTATACAGCAGAACAGACAAATGCTGAAACCGTTGGAACTAAGAAGATTATCAAAGCAGGTTCTGTATATCCGACAAACGCAACTGGTGCTAAAGGCATTGTATTTGAAGACGTCGATATGACAGACGATACAAAACGACCGATTTCCGTAATTGTTGCAGGACGTGTTCTTGAAAAAAGACTTCCGGTAACAGTAGATACTACTGCAAAAACGGAGCTTGAAAAAGCAGGTATCGTTTTTGTGACTACTACAGACCCAGAATTTTAAGGAGGTATAGCAGATGCCATTTAATATTTTAGAATCAATCACACAGGAAGAAAGACTTAACTTTTCTCAGGATTTCAGTGTAAAAAGACCAGGCATTCTTGACACCATATTTCCGGATGTCAAAACCCAGTTCCTGAAAGCCGAATACTACAGACTTATGGCTGGACAAAGACTGCCGGAGGTAGCATTCGTTCACGCTCTCGATACCGAAGCGGAAATTGGCTCCAGACCGGGATTCGAAAAAGTTCTGACTGAAAAGCTCTTCATCAAGAGAAAAATCAATCAGTCTGAGAGATTACAGCAGGCAATTGAAAATGGTGTGCCAGATGATGAGAATTTAAAGAAATTTGTATTTGATGATGCAGCTAATCTGTTTGAAGGAGTTGTTGCTAGAGCAAATGTCATGAAAGGCCAATTTCTTAGCACAGGTGTTGTAAAAATTAAAGAAAACAATGTGGATATGAGCATTGATTATGGTGTTCCGTCCGATGCAAAAGTAGAAATGACAGACTGGTCTAAACCAGATGCAGATATCATGGGTGATATCCAGAAGATGGTCGCTATTGCAGAAGATAATGGATTTGTGGTAAACAAAGCCCTGACATCGCTTAAAATGATTAACTACATGAGAAATAACACTGCAATGCAGACCGCAGTTTTAGGAGCAGCTAACAAACGTCTTCTGACTAAACAGGAACTCGCTAATCTGCTTATGCAGGAATACGGAATCACAATTGATCGCTGTGACGAGAAATTCAGATTCAGAAAAGCGGATGGTTCTCTCAAAACAGGAAGATACTTTAAAGAAGATGTATTCACTCTGTATGAAGCAGAGCCGAACGGTTCATTTGGTACTGGACTCTGGGGCGTAACACCAGAGGAACTTGAGTACAGACAGTTCATTCAGGAAGAAAATCGCTCCTTCGTAACACTGTCCATGTGGGCTACACAAGACCCAGTTGCAGTTTGGACTAAAGCATCAGGTATGTTTGTTCCAGTAGCAGCAAAAGCTAATGGCGGTATCGTAATCGGTACCAAAGCGGGGGAATAAACGGGCATAGTCTTGACGAGAACAGCCAGTCACCATCTGTAGCAAGTGTTGACGATACCTCAAAACACAAATATACAGAAAGCGAGCTGTCAAGCATGACAGTGGTTCAACTGAAACAGTTCGCAAGTGACAATGGCTATGCCCTCATATCTACAAATAAGGCTGGTATTATCTCGGAAATTTTATCTCAGCAAGGGTAGGTGATCTTAAATGAACGAACAGCTTGTAAATGATCTGAAAGAGTATCTATCCGACGATGCGGAAACTGACGGTATGATTTCTTTATCTGTAAAACGTGCAATTCGTTCATTTAAAAAGAAGCGCAACTATCCGTCTGGATATACAGAGGAAAAAATCAACACCGATATGGAATATTGCTATGATTGTATATTTGATCTGGCTCTCTATTTCCTTGTGAAACAGGGAGCCGAGTTCCAAGAATCGCACTCTGAAAATTCAGTAAGTCGAAACTGGGAATCCGAAACAGAAATATATATCAATCATGGCGTTTTTCCATTTGCAGGAAGTTTAATTTAATAAGATGGTTGGGTCACGTGGCACAGTATTTTTGTCCTCCCGGAGTGCCGCTGGGTTGCTTATATTCAGTAGGGAAAAGCAAATGTTAAGGGAGTGAAGAAAGGAACTGGCGATGGGATGTGAACACGAATGTTTTAATGAACACCGCATAGCAGAATTAGAAGATAATCTTCGGAAGATGCAAGAAAGACAATCCGACCGCAATAAAGAGTTTTATGAGCGCATCGGGGAACTGGAAAGAAAAACAGCATTAAGCGAAAACGACTTGAACCATATCAAGTCAACTGTAGATGAGATGAATAACAATATAAAAACTCTCATGGCAGTTCCAGGAAAGCGCTATGATACAATCATTGTATGTGTTATTACGGCAATTGTCAGCGCAGTTATCGGATTTATGTTAAAAGGCATTCTTCCAGTTTGATTCCACTTGTAAGGGAGGACGGTGGAAATATGAATTATACAGACTTTTCAGAAGATGAAAGAAAATTTTATTTAAAAGAAGCAGGCTTCGATTCCAGAGAAGAAAAACTGTTTCGATTACGGGCCTATGGCGAAAAGACACTATGGGAAGCATCTGAACTTATGGGGTATAGTCCAAGAACCATAGACCGAATTAATAAAAGAATAAAGAAGAAAATTTCTAAAGTTGCCCCGATGTACTGTCGGGGCTTTTCTTTGTATTGTGGCGAAAACGTGGCGAAATAGTGACGTTCAAAAACAGAGTTCCTTCCTATATAATATAATTATAGGAGAAAACACTATGATTACGTTAAATAACCCTTATGAGGGCGTGTGGGAAAAGTATCGCTCCATAGATGATATGGACATGATTCTTGAATCCCGGATAGGAGGAACAGATTATGGCAGGATACCCGTATTATCCACAACAGCCAATGATAAACAGCCCGTACGGACAAATCCAACCGTATCAGGACAGGCTTGCACAACTGCAAAATAATTACCAGCAAGCAATGCCGTATGGTCAGATGCAAATGCAACAGTTACAGCCCGTCCCACAGTCCCCTATGTTACAAGGCCAGATGGTGGATGGAATTGATACTGTAAAAGCTAAAGATGTGGATATGTCTGGAAATCCTGTTTATTATCCAAAAACAGACGGAACTGAAATTTACAGAAAACAGCTTCAATCCGATGGAAGGAGCAGGATTTTTGTCTACCGACTCGTAAATCCAGATGAACAGCAATCTAAGCAAGATGAAAAGCAGATTGACATTGAAGCAATGTTTAATCAACTTCGGAATGATGTTTGTTCGGAGATTTCTGAAATAAAGAATATGTTTCCGACACAGATGTCGGGGACATCGGAACCTAAGCAGAATGGAGGTAGGCAGAGATGAATTTCAACCCAAACGCCATGATGAAAAAGCAACTTGAAAGAATGATTTCTCAGAGGTTCGGAAGTGTTGACAACATGATGAACGATATGAGTAAATTTGCAGGAAATAATCCAACATTGAAGAATGCGTTGGATTTATACAAAAAAGGTGATACAGACCAGTTACATCAAATACAGCAAAATGTATTCAACGAAAAACATTTATCTCCAGATGGAATTATACAAAAATTCCTTGGATTATAACACTTCCCCACAATTGGGTGATTAAAAATCGCTACAATTCGGGACGACAGCCGCGGATGTCTCCTATTGTAAATAAAATTTTAAGGAGACTAAAAACATGATGAATGGTTCAAATTATAGTCTTAGTGACATTGCTGCCGCTACAGGCTCTAATAATCGCGCCAATGATATGTGGGGCGGTGATGGCTTTTCACTTATCTGGCTCGTTCTGATCTTCGCAATCTTCGGCTGGGGAGGTTTTGGCGGCTGGGGCGGCGGCTTTGGCGGCAATGGTGGAAATGGCGCTAACGGTGCCGGATTCCAAGGATGGGCGACCCGTTCAGATATTAGCGAGAGTTTTGCTCTTAACGATATTCAGAATGGTATCAGAGGTATTCAGCAGGGCATCTGTGACAGCACATATGCTCTTAACAATACCATGCAAAGTGGCTTCAACGGCGTGAACGTTGGAATGCTTCAGGGATTCAATGGCGTTCAGCAGGCAATTAACGCTGATACCGTAGCCGGTATGCAGAACACCAACGCTTTACAGTCTCAGTTATCAAATTGTTGCTGTGAAACAAGGGAAGCTATCCAGGGTATCAACTACAACTTAGCTACCAACACTTGCGCTCTCCAGAACACAATGAACAACAACACCAGAGATCTTCTGGAAAACCAGAACAGCAACACAAGAGCAATCCTTGACTTCCTGACTAACGATAAGATTGCAACATTACAGGCAGAGAACTCTGATCTGAAACGTGCTGCATCTCAGGATCGCCAGTCTGCGCTGCTTACAACTGCTATGGCTTCACAGACTCAGCAGTTAATCAACGCAATTAATCCAGCAGCCATCCCGGCATATGTTGTTCCAAATTCGAATACCTATTATGGCGGATGCGGATGTAACAGTGGATGTTGCTAAGTAACTCACCCTTAGAGGTTGACTAATTCTAAGAGGTGGGTTGTGGCTCACCTCTTATTTTGATTGAGAGGTAGAAATATGAGTTGTAAAAATGTTTGTAAGCTTTGTTCAAAACTGATTCTGTCAACGTCTGTATCGTTCACTGGTGGTAATCTTGTAATCACACTCCCAGCAGGCAGTTACAACAATGGAGAGAAATATTGTATTGTTGTTGCACAAAGCATACCGGAAGCCACTACAATTACTGCTCCGGTAATGATTCAGATAGGAACAGGAACAACTTTGTATCCGCTAGAGAATCGTTGCTGCGCACAGGTTACGGCTTGCGGAATAAGAACCAGAACGAAGTATGCAACCAGAGTAGCTACAAGCGCAACTGGCGGAGTATTCAAGATGTTAGGAAATCCGGCTTGTAGTCCGAGTAATAATTTAACAGCAATTAATGGTACAGCCCCAACGACAGATGCACCTGTTACACAGGCTGTTAGAAAGGGGGAACTGTAATGCATAAAGTTGCAATGGAAATGGGCAAATGGGCTATGGAGAAAGCCAAAGCGCATGGCTTTGATAACCTCAGTGCTCAAGACTGGGACGATTTGAAAGACTGTATGGAAGCTGTAAAGTGCGCGATTTGTGCAGACAAGGATTACAGAATCGTAGAAGCTATGGATGAATGCGAACAGGAAGAAAAGTATCTTGGACGCATGGGATATGACAGATATCGTTATGCAAACGGCAGATTTGCACCAAAAGGCAGAGGAAGCCGCATGGGATATATGCCATATCTTCATATGCAGGATGATGACTGGATAAGCGAATATCCGAACAATCCAGAGTTTGAACAGAACATGTACCGCATGGGGTATCATCCAGACCGTAGTGATATGAGAATGGATGGAATGAACCATAAGCAGTCCAGATATGGCGAAACCTACGACAGATACAGCGAGAATCGCAGACATTACCATGATTCCAAAGATGCTGAGTCTAAGAGAAAAATGGATGATTCCATGAAAGAGTATACAGAAGACATCATCCGCAATATGAAAGAAATGTGGGATGATGCAGACGCATCAATCAGACAGCAGATGAAGACTGACTTAACACGTTTCATACAGCAGATGAATTGAATATGAAATGAGCTTTGCCCTTGTTACAGGAATGTAGCAGGGGCTTTTTAGTTGAGAAAAGGATGGTGATAAGCCATGCTAATACAATTTTACATGAACGGCGACCTATGGAGAGTGCAGTTTGTATCTCCGCACGACAGCGTGTTAATTGATCGTACAGGCAATAGAACACTTGGAGTATCGGATTATTCCACCCACGTTATTTCAATCGCAAATAACCTGTATGGAGAACTTCTGAACCGTGTATTTATTCATGAGCTAGGGCATTGTGTGATGTTCAGCTATGGTCTATTGTCAGAACTTCATCGCATGGTCAAGAAACGGTATTGGGTGGACGCGGAGGAATTTGTATGCAACATTCTGGCAGACTATAGTCAGTTTGTTATTGGCACAGCCAGAGATATTTTAGGAAACCAGTTCACATATGTAGCTCCCATTGGGGCAGAAAGGATGATTGCATAGATGGCAAAAGCAGAAAACACAATTATTTTTGACGGCATTCAGTACAACCCCGGTGATGAATTGCCGGATTTAGGTAGTTGGGTATGTACAGATGCAAAAGGTATGGTTCGTGATTACGAGGGGCTTTCAAAAGATGTATCAAAGCTCCCACATTATGTACAGAGCGGTTCTTCGGCGTTATGCCTTGATACCTCTGAATTATACGAATATCACAAACCTACCGATACATGGTACAAACTGTAAAGGAGAAGCGCATATGGCATTAACGGCAAAAAAAGTATACGCAATTTTAAAACGCCAGATTTCCGATATGGAGTCAAAAATAAAAACACCTGTCATATATAAAGGAACCGTTACGACAGCTGATTTGCTTCCACTAAATCCAAGTATCGGTGATATGTACAATATTGAACAGAAATCAATATATGGCGAAGCAGGAATGAACGTTGCGTGGAACGGGGTAGTATGGGATACCATGGGCGCTCCGATTGATATGTCACTTTATATTAAATCTGATGAATTGGCAGATTGGGTAAAACAGCAGAACAAGCCAACATATACGGCTGAAGAAGTGGGGGCATTGCCCGCAGATACAAAGATACCAACAAAAGTCAGTGAACTTGAAAATGATTCAGAATTTCTTTCCGGAACAGATAAGACCCTGAGCGTATCTGGAAAGGCTGCGGATGCAGCAACTGTAGGCGAACAGTTAGAAAAGATAACAGAAATATTAAATAGTGCTTCAAGCATTGAAAACGCACTTTCAAATTTCTTCGCCCTCCGCAGAACAGGAAAAGTCTACACAACCAGAATCTACAAGTATGACACATCCACCAGCCCGACAGGAGTGAAAATGAATGACAATGAAGGACTGGTGAGAAAACCGTCTACAAATACAGTGATTGGACAGGATGATTACAGGGAAATTGGCGTATTCATGCACTTTCCATGCAATTTTACCGTAGATAATAAAGGCTTTAACCATGTGACTGCACTGCAGGGACAACCGGATTTCAAAAAGACCGGAAAAGTAGATGTGGGAGAGGTCACAATGTCCGCATGGGTTGGAATCACAGACAATCCTGAGTATGTAGATTATCATTACTCAGACAGTCCAAACGAAGCTCTTGGACTTAGACCAATGGGAGAGTCAATTAATCCGGACGGAACAATATCACCTTTTATGATTCATGGAAAATACGGGGCAGGAGACATTGATGGAGTGCCGTACAGCTCCGCAGGGCTGATTCTGGCAAACGGAAGCCAGAAAGGAGGAAAACCAGTATCACATACCGGGCTGATCGCATACATGAGAAAGAAAGGACAAATGTACGTGGGAACAACAAACTGGGATCTCTTTTACAAACAGCTTATGATGATTATTTTATATGCAACAACGAACAGCCGAAGCGTTATGGCTGGATGTAATTCTTATTCAATGCAGGAAATGGCAGCAGTTGCAGAAACCGGAGTAACAAGAGTGATTCTCCCAAAAGCAAAAGCCAACAATTATATTGTCGGGTCTTATGTATCTGTCGGGGATATTGGTTCAAATACAAATAAAGACAGATATTACGCATACATGCACAATCTTGCATATGACGTTAAGATCTTGAAGATCGAACCGGTAGACGATACAAATTCTGCAATATATTTGGATACAGAACCATTCAACACGACATTAACAACCTGCATCTCAACAATGCCGTGGCGGACCGGCTCAACTGACAGCGTGCTTGGATCAGATGGATCACCGTTCTCAAATACAGATAACAAGAATCCATTCAAGATCCAGGGAATCGAAACCGGATACGGTGCTTATGAAGTCCTCAGTAATGTATTTATGGATATTGTTACAGATGAAGACGGAACACCAAAGAGAGACGTATACATCTGTATGGATGCGTCACTGCTTACAACGGATATGAATGCAGCAAAGACACGATACAAGAAAGTAGCGGCTCAGGTAACATACACAGCGGCATTATGGAAATACATCTCAAAATGCTTTGTTGATCCAGCCCTGGGAATCATGGTACCGACGGAAACAAAAGCCGGAAGTACAACAGGATTCTGCAATGGACTGTATACAGATTCAGGCACGAGCGGCCAAAGAGAATGGCTGTCCCTGGGCCATCTGAACCTTGGCACGATTTACGGCCTCTGGATTCTGGCTGCGAGCCCTGGCGTTGGCTCTGCGGCCTGGTATATCGTCTCCGGCGTTTCACCGAACGGCACACGGGGTGAATGGCAGGCGGCAACCTGACAGAGGGGCTGTCCCCTCTATGTAACTGATAACTAATCAACTTCGAAAAAGCAGAATAGCAATAAATTACGGACTTGTAACACGAGGTAGCGGTTCCTGTTCCCTGGCTGTCCCTGGGCAATCTGAACAATGGCACGATTTACGGCCTCTGGATTCTGAATGCGAACAATGGCGTTGGCAATGCGAACTGGAATATCGTCTCCGGATTTTCTTGAAAATGATTTGATATTTGTGTTACATTTCGCTCCGCAGGACGGAGCCTGCAACAGCAGCGTGGGGCATCACCGAAATTTGATTGAAGCCGAACCTTGTGATCGGGAGCATAGGGGCCTGAGACAAGGACCATGAATGCAGTTGATTCATGTGTGGAGTGAGTAGAAAAACCGAAAACCCCTTATATCAAGAAACGAATGAAACGGTATTGTAAAAACATAACATTAGATCAGAATTTTATAACCGCATGTATCTACGAATGTCTAAGCGATAAATGGAACCGTATGGATACAGCCAGATTTCTGGCAAACTATACGAATATCATTACAGCCAGGCAGATACACAGGATTATAAAAGAAAACCTTAAAGACTGGTTGCATAATTTAGTCTGCACAGCAGCGGCAGGACTGGAAGAAGAAATAAAACTTAGAAAAGTATCTTTTGATCCTATAGAGACAAGCGCAAGACTGGATGGAAATTCAGGAAAAGTAAGAGATATAGGCGTTGAGTGCATAAAACAGCAGATATACGATTATGTAGTCACAAACGGCTTAAAAGAATTAATTGTAAGAAAAGTAGGAACTTATCAATGTGCGAGCATTCCAGGGAGAGGACAGATCTATGGAAAAGAAGCAATTGAAAATTGGATCCGCAAGAATCCGGGCAAGACCAGAGTAGCAGCAAAGGGAGATGTCCGGAAATGCTATCCATCCATTAACAGGAGAAAATTGAAAAGAATGTTAGAAAAGCAGGTCAAAAATGAGGACCTGCTTTATTTGACTTTTATTTTAATTGACTCATTCGATCAGGGGCTGTCAATCGGATCATACTTGAGCCAATGGCTTTGTAATTATTATCTGAGCGCAGCTTATCATTATGCAGCTGAAAAGCTGTTTAAGAGGAAGAAACACCGGGACGGAACAACAGAAGAAATCAGGCTGATTAATCATGTCTTGTTCTACATGGATGACTTCCTGCTGATCGGAAGCAGAAAGGCAGATGTGAGAAAAGCAATGAAGCTCTTGATTAGATACATGAATGAGTATTTAGATCTGACGGTAAAATCAGACTGGAAGCTGTTCCGGATCGACTGGATAGACAAAGAGGGAAAACATCATGGAGAACCTATTGATATGATGGGATTCAAAATATATCGGGATCACACAGAAGTAAGGCGGAGCATTTTCCTGAGAGGACGCAGGGCATTTGTAAAAGCCGGGAAGTATGCAGAGAAAGGAAAAGCGATACCATTAGATCTTGCGTACCGGTGTATAGCATATTACGGATGGTTCAAACATTCCGACTCTGAATATTTCAGAGAAAAGTATAACGTAGATAAGATATTTGAGAAAGCGAAAAGGAGGGTAAGTCGTGAAAGCAAGATTTACAGAAAAACAGGATCCTGTAACTTGGAATGCGCTGCCTGATGGAAACGTGGATGTAATGATATGTCTGAATGAAAAGACTGTTACAGAAACTTATCCGGATACGGATCCGGATACAGAACAGACAGTATTCGAATATGATTTCAACCAGTTCCGGGAAAGACAGGAAAAAATCTCAGAGGAAACGGTAAGAGCATCCCCAGAAAAATATCTGAAATATATTCCGGAGGAAGAAAAAAGCACTGAACAGAAATTTGCAGAGCAGGCAGAACAGATCGAAATGTTGAAAGACTGCCTGCTGGAAATGAGTGAACAGGTTTATGCGTAGAAATTTAATTATTTTATTGTTAAGCAAAGGAGACAAAGAAATGATGGCGAAATTATGGGCGAGTGAAATTTTAAGCAAAGAAACTATTGAGGAAGCAAAAAAGGAATACAACAGAGTTCCACGCCTTCTGAAAGAAAAGGTAAAGAAGCTTCTCATTGACGCAGGTATGGAGGAAATTACTGAATAAATGACGAAACTTCAGATCATAAGAGGGTTTTAGTTAAGCAATTCGCAAAATTACAAAAGAAAAGATAGAAAATCTCTCAATTCTTACAAAGGAAGAAAAAGATTATATTTTGAATTGATAAGTGAAAGGAGAACTATTATGGCAGTTGCACAAAATACAGTAATCATTGATGATGTAGAATACAAGCCAGGCGAACAGCTTCCGGAACTTGGCAGTATTCACCGAGTTTTCAAAGATGGTGGTAAACGTCATTATGAAGGACTTGCGAAAGATTCTGACAAACTCCCTCTGTACGTTGCTAACAATTCATCATGTTTTATGACCGATACTGGAGAGTATTACAAATTTGATGAGAGTAAGAAATTGTGGTATAAGCCTGATAAGATCGAACAAAGTAAAGTAACACCAATTGAAGTATATGGCGTTCTTAATGGAAAAATCAAACAGGTCTCAGAGGACGTAGAGGGAATTGCAACACCACTTTTATACAAAGGTTCAGTATCAGATATTTCACAGCTCCCGTTATCTCCTAAGATTGGATGGATGTATAATATATCTGAAAAATCTATTTATGGAGAGGCAGGCATGAATGTCGCATGGACGGGAGAAATATGGGACACTCTTGGGCCGGCTATTGATATGGCACCATACTTGAGAGAGGATTCCGAGATCATAACATCCTTGAAAACTAAAACGGAAAATCTGGAATCTGCGAATTACACCGACAGAGGTACATTAGCTGATACTGACGCCTTTCTGATCAATGACGGTACAGGAATGAAAAAGAGTGTGCTGAGCAAGCTGTCAGACTTTGTCCTTAATAAAATCGCCGACAAAGTATTTGAGAAGCTTCAGACGAGCAACAAAACAATTCTGGGAGCGATTAATGAATTAAATAGTAAGTCATTCAAAAAACTTTCAAACAAATATAACGTGTCTAATGGAATAACAGAAAATGCCGGGCCACATCCCATTATGTCAGAGAAATATACAGTAATAGCTGCTTATAATTCGTATACATCATATATTATTATTCCATTTATTGCATCTTCGGATAAAACTTGGAGATGTTATGTTATGCAAACTAATTTAAAACCTGTTGATAACTTAGATGATTATGAGATTACTTTTTTAGTGGTTCCTAGCGAATAATATTGAACGAAATGTGGAACTGAAATTCCCATTTAATTCATTAAAATTACACTTGAAAGAGGTATGAATGTTGCATACCTACAAAAGATGCTGGGGCACGAGAAGCTTGACACAACTATGATTTATGCAAAGGTTAATCAAGAGTCGGTCAGATACAATCATCATAAATACGTCATTTAAGGAGAACTATATGAGAGGATTAAAACGGCAAAAGCAAACAATATACTGGTCTAGGGTGACAGAAGAACTTGACGGAATAGACACAATCAAGAAATATCAGAATCCAGAACTGCATTGCCTATCCGTGTCAGCAACAGCCGGAACGCCGGAAGAATTATCTGCCGGGTACGTCCCTGATTACGATAGGTACATCACGAATTTTGACCGTAGCTTTAAACCACAGATTGCAGATGTATTCTGGATAGACTGCAAACCGGAATTGAACGAATCTGGAGAACTTATTCTGAATGAATCTGGAGCGCCTACAGTCCCACCAGATTACCGCCTTAAAAAGATTCTTGATACCCAAAGAGGAAATGTGGCACGGTATGGTATCAAGTATATAGGAGATGGCTCAGATGGCGAATAAGACTATCAAAATGGAATTGTCGCATAAATCTATACAGGACACAATAAAACAGCTCAGAGCGTATCAGAAGTCGCTTGTGAGTAAGAATGAAATATTCATCAAAAGGCTTTCTGAAATCGGTCTGAATGTTATTCAAACTACAATGGAATCAATACTAGAAGAAGAAAAGGGAAATTATTATACCGAAATCGTAAATAATGCCAAAGGTGAAATAACCGGTGTAACAGTAAGGCTGTCTGGTACAGATGTACTTTTTATAGAATTTTCAGCAGGGATTTCATACGGCACTGACAGCTATCCACTTCCATCCGGGGATGAGTACGGGATGGGTACTTACCCCGGAAAAGGCAATTGGGACAATCCTAACGGTTGGTGGTATAAGGACGAAAGTGGAAAATTACATCACTCTTTTGGAAATAGGGCTTATATGCCGATGTACCATGCGGAAGAAGCTATTATCATTTCCGTACGAGAAATTGCCAAAGAGGTTTTCGGTTCATGAAGAAATATGAATATGCTATGCAATCATATGGAATCATATTTATTAAAGATGATATACTGTAACATATAAAAGCATCTGTCAAAACGGCAGGTGCTTTTTTCATGGGAGGATGCAATGGAAAAAGTTTACGTAATGAAATCCGGAGATGCTTATAAAGTTGGTGTGTCAGTTAAACCTGAAACCAGATTAAGACATTTAAAGATAGGGAATCCTTATTTGAAATTAGTGTATCAAAGTCGAGAGCTAAGTAACGGATATGCTGTTGAAACTTTAATACACAAAAAGCTTAATTCTTACAAAATCAGTAATGAATGGTTTACCGGAATTGGCGAAAATGAAATTATTCGTATTGTGAATGAAATTGTTTCTTCTAAAGGAAAAGCAAAGAACAAGAATATTAATAGAAAAACCAGTGGTAACCCTGTGATTATTCAAATTACCTACAACGGTGAGCACATTTCTCTTAAAGAATGTGCAAATCAAATCGAAAAAGAAATTAAAAACGTACAGTTCGAAAACTCAGAAATAGAGAAATTTACTTATTCTTTGAGCGGGTATTATGTTCCCAACGTTTTCACAGACACGATATTGATGTCAGTATTTAAAACAAATTCAATTGAGGAAATTCAAGAAACACTCGGAACCACTATTTCCGGAAATATATATTCTTTGTTTCCAGAAGATGTTGAATCTGAAATAAGAAGACTTGAACGATTGTCAGTTTTACTTATCAATAATTACGTAAACATAAATGAAATAATCCGTATTATTAGAACAGGCAGGGTGATATAAAATGCCAGACGCGATTAACAACCCAGTATCAGAAGTATTTTCTAGGTGGAGTAAAGATATTCAACCGACGGTCGGTAAAGGCAATTTTTCCATGGAAAAAAGCCAGACAATAGCATCTGGCAAAACGAAATACGCCAGATTGTTCATGATGGGAAATCCCACGCAGTCAACAAGTCTTGAAGGCCATGAATGTGCAACAATTCTTTCGTTCCAAACGGAAAGTTACGCGTCTGGAACAAAGGCTTTATCGACCGCATATGAAATCGACAGCAAGAGCCATCAAGCCATGATTTCAATGGGCTTTCGCCGGACATACGGGCCAGAAGAAGTTGCAAACTCCGAAAAGAGTTTTAAACGAATTATAAGCCGGTACAGCAGAATTTACACCGGGCAATTATTAGAAGCGTAACAGCTTCTATTTTTTATACCAAAAAAGAAAGGAGAGTTCCTATGAGTAAAGATAAATTACAATGGCTGAAAGCTGCGGGAATCAGAGCCGTTAAGACAGTTGCTCAGACAGCAGTTGCAACAATCGGAACCGCGACAGTTCTTGGAAGTGTCGACTGGAAGATGGTCGTATCCGCGTCCGTTCTTTCCGGCGTTTTATCCTTGCTTACATCTGTAGCAGGGCTTCCAGAACTGAAAACAGGCACAGATGAATAGAAAGGACGGTGATCCTTTTATCTCCCGGATGCAGGGTTACGCATCAGAGCCGTGTGGCTCTTTTTTATTGTGATTTTATAGCTGAAAAGCAGAAAGGAGCCGAATATGGCAGATAAAGGAAATATAGCAGGCGTAAGTACCGTTGGTTCGCTTACCGGATATGCAGTTGAAACAACAGCAGGTACTAAACCGACAGCTTTTAAACTTCTTCACAGAATCAATGCTTCTGATGAAATTAAAATTGATGTAGAAACAATCGACGCTTCCGCACTTGAAGATGAAGTTGAAAGAACTATTGCAGGACGTGGTTCTACAGGTGGCACATTCAACGTAACCGTGAACGTGACCGATGAAACTATCACTGAATGGGAAACCTTAATCAGTGAATACAAAACAGGAAAAGCAGATGGAAAATCCATGTGGTATGAAGAATACTTCCCATCTCTCAAAAAAGCATTCTTTACCAAAATCGAGCCACCGACAATCATTCCTAAACCGGCAAGAGATCAGAACGGCCTGTTAACCGTTGAAATGTCTCTTACTATCAATGAATATGTCGGCCCGAGTGAAGCAGTAGTTCCAACTGACAGCGGCATGTAAACATATTTGGGAGGACAAATAATATGTATAAAGTTTTAAAAATCGGCGGCAAAGACTACAAACTTGAATATGGGATTGAAGCATCACTGTTTGATGATTGCGTGAAATCTGTGATGAATATGTTAGTTTCCACAAGCGGCGGAACGGACAAGAGTCTCAGGGAGATGGTTTCTGGAATGAGTAGCATCCCGAATACTGCACTCAATGCGTTTTATGCCGGATTACTTCAATACCATGGCAATCATTCTGATGGTGATGGTACTGTCCCGGATTTAGATACTGCCAAAAAACTTGCAGCGCAGTATATGTCTGAGCATAAAGATGATGAGCAGGGCAATTTCTACGGTCTCTTCTCTATGTGTATCGAACAAATGGAGGAAGATGGTTTTTTCAAATTAACCGGTCTGGAAACGTTCATGGACAACTTGAATGCGGCGATGGACTCTGTGAAAGCGAAGAAAACACCGAAGAAGCCGACAGATCATTTGAAAAAAGCTACAGCGAAATAATCTGGGATGAATTATACCCAATGGCTGTGCGTATTGGGATGTCAAGAAAAGAATTTCTCAGAAGTACCCTGAAAGACCTAAGAATCCGTATAGAACAGTATGGAATCTCAAAGAACGAAGAAATTCAGTCGCAATTAATAAACATGGACTATCAGTCATGGCTGACCGGACTGTATATGAAAGCAAGTATTTCGTGTGTGCTATTTCCAAGAAAGGCTAGTTATCCAAGTAAACCAATTACGCAGGAAAAACAAAATAATTGGGTTGAACACAATCCAGATATGCCAAAGAAATCAGAAGCAGAACTAAGACAAGAAGAACGTTACTACGAACTTCTTATCAGGCAGGCAAATGCAAATATATCTGAAATAGGTAATGAAGAGGGCAAGCAGGATGAATAGTAGTCTTGCTTGCCCTTTATTTTTTTGAAATAAAGGAGGTGCTTATATGCCTGACAACACAATAGATAGCCTTGCGATAGAGGTCAGCAGTAACGTATCAAATGCAAGTAAATCCATTGATGATTTATGCAATAAACTGAATCGCCTGAGTAGCCGTATGTCTGAGAGTATCAAGCATCTTAGAGACTTTTCAGCTTCCGTAGGCACGGTCAATTCTGCTGTTCAAGCACTTAAATTAGATAGGCTTGATTTATCAACGATAAACAGTCAATTGCAACAGTTTGTTCAGTCTATGAGTGCACTCGGTAGCCTGAACTTGAGAAACAACGGATTAAACTCATTCGTAAATGCAACCCGCAGACTGAACGAAACATTAAACTCCACAGGTAATGTGTCTGGAAAGATTCAGAACATGATTTCCGAATTATCTGGTCTTAGCAGTATTCCAGATGTATCAAACAACGTGAACCGGTTTGTTTCTTCACTGGCAAGACTGGCGAATGCAAGTGATTCTATTGATATAGTTATATCCAAGCTCCCAAAACTTGGCAGAGGACTTAGAAAAATCACATCCCAAATAGGTGACGTTTCTCAACCGATTAATACGTTTGTTCAGTCAATATCTCGACTGGCGAACGCAGGGGATAAAACTGGAAAGACAGCAGAGCATCTTGAAGATTTAGCGGATAGTCTTAAATCATTTTTTCAGACAATGAGTACCGCCCCAGAAATCAGCCGCAATACCATACAGATGACGCAAGCTATTGCTCAGTTGGCGAATGCAGGTGGAAGCGCTGGCAGGTCGGCACAGTCTACGGTGAATGCATTTAGCCGATTGGGGCAGGGAGCAGCCGGGGCAGTGCGAAAGGTTAATGGCCTTGGAAGTGCTATTGGAAATGTTGGTTCAAGCGCAAAGAAAAGCATTCCGAGCATTATGTCTTTGGCAGCTAAATTCTGGGCTTTGAAAACAGCAGCTACAAAATTCACAGGTGCAATTGAAAGCTCAATGAACTTCCTTGAAGATTATAACTACTTTCAAGCGGCGTTCCGTCAGGTAGCAGATAAAGTAGGAAAAACTTGGTCGGAAGCAGGGTATGACTCCGCAGAAGCATACGCAGATTCATTCAGCCAGAGAGTCAGAGAACTTACATCTAAAATGTCCGGATTTGATGTTTCCGATAATGCAATTCTGACCGCAAATAAAACCGGTAAGTCACTCGGCATGGATCCGTCCATGCTTTTAAATTATCAAGGCCAGTTTGCACAGTTATCATCATCTATGGGAACGACTTCTGAACAGGCTTTAAAGCTGTCGAATGCGTTAACTATGATTGGTGCAGACCTTGCATCTGTTAAAAATCTTGATTTTAGCACAGTTTATGAGAACTTATCCTCTGGATTGGTAGGCATGAGCCGTGCTGTAGATAAATATGGTGCAAACATTCGTGTGGCAAACTTACAGCAATATGCTTCCAACCTTGGACTGCAAACAGCTGTATCAAAGATGGACCAGGCAAGTAAGGCTATGTTAAGAACAATAGTAATACTGGATTCCACCCGGTACGCATGGGCGGATATGGCAAATACAATTAATATGCCAGCCAACCAGTTGCGTATACTTCGCGCAAACTTGGTATCCTGCGCCAGAGCATTAGGAAACATCTTTATGCCAGTCATTGCGGCAGTATTACCGTATATCAATGGCCTTGTAATCGCATTCCAGAGACTTTTAACATATATCGGTTCACTTCTTGGAGTTGATACCAAAATCGGAAAAATGTTCGGTTCTATTGGTGGCGGAAGCGAAAATCTTTCAAATGCACTTGATTCCATAGATGATTCTGGAATTTCGGACGTAGACAGCTCAGCAAAAGATACCAGTAACAGTCTGAAAGATGCGACCAAGAACGCAAAGAAGCTCAAACAGTTCCTTGCGTCCTATGATGAATTAGAAGTTATGAGCAAAGACGATAGTTCTCTGCCAGACCTTGCAAATTCTAAGATCAAAACGCCTGCTCTCGACACATCTGCCCTTGATGCAGGAATCCTCAATGACGCGTTGGATAAGCTTCTGAATGAATATCAGAAGAAATGGGACGCCGCCTATAATTCTATGGAAAATAAGGCCATGGCGTTCGCAAATAAAGTTACAGATGCATTCAAAAAACTTGCGAAGGCCGCAGAACCAACAACAAAAGCTTTGAAAAATCTCTGGAATAATGGATTGAAACAGCTCAAAGACTTCACATGGACAGCATTAAAAGATTTCTGGGAACATTTTCTAAAACCACTTGGGAAATGGACATTAGGAGAAAAAGGATTACCACGATTAATTAATGCTTTTAACGATTTTCTTGTAAAAATTAACTGGGATAAAATCAATGCTTCCCTTGTGCAATTATGGGATGTGTTAGAGCCGTTTGCCGAGAATGTCGGAACAGGATTACTTGATTTCTTTGACGATTTCTTTGACAAGGCGGCAGACGGAGTGAACAAACTCCCTGATCTGATTGACAAGTTTAAAGAGTTTATCGCGTCATTCTCACCAGAACAGGCACAGTCTATCGGATATTTTCTCGGACAGCTCTTGACTGCTTTCGTAGCATTTAAAGGGCTTACATGGTTTGGAGGTATTTTCGGAAAAGATGGAGCAATAGGTAAAGGCATTGCTATGTTAGCAGCGCATCCATATGCTTCGATAGCCACTGGGCTAGGTCTTACTGTTGCCGCACTTGATAAATTCGGAGTGATTGATGTTGATTGGGAATGGCTATGGGACAAAATAAGTCAGCTAAAAGATACAGTTTCAAACTTTATTAATAATGTCGATTGGAGCTTTTTGGTAAAAACAATCGGTGATGTATGGGATGTTTTTCAACCATTTGCGCAGGGCTTCGGAGATGCCTTTGTTGATTTTTTTGATGTAATGGTAAACGTCATTGGTGCTCCATTAATTAACAGTTTAGCAGTTGCTCTTGAAGCACTTGCAAAAGTTTTGAGTCTGCTTGACGATAAGCAAATAGAAGCGTTGGGATATGCGCTTGGAACTTTTCTTGCGGTAAAAGGCGCGCTTAAATTTTCCAAAAAAATAATCGGCGTAGTTAGTTCTATCAGGGCACTTAAAACAATCTTTGGCGGCTTAGGAACAGTTCTTTCTACAGCTGGCGGGGCATTGAAGACCTTCTTCGGTTCTGGACTTGGCTCTACACTTGCTGCAGGCTTTGCTGATTCCATGGCAGTCTTAGCAGCTGCAATGGCAGGATTTAATCTCGGAAAATGGATAAGTGTCAATCTGTTCGGCGGCGAAGATAAAACCTTTGGGGAATTTTTGGAAGATAATGTGTTCGGATATCAAAAAGGTGATTTTACCGGTGCTATGAACGAATGGCTAAAGGATATTTTTGGAGTCGGAAATAAGCTTACAGAGGATGACTTAAAGGTATTCCAGGAATATAAAGATGCTATTCTTGGTCTGGTTCGCGCCACTCAACTTTCTGGAACAGATGCGTATTCTTTGTTAGATTATTTAGACACGTTGAAAGACAACGGATATAGTACAGAGCAAGCGCTATTTGAACTTGAACTTAAACTCAATAATCTCGGAGTTTCATCAGAAGATTTCGAAAATGCGATAGCAGGAGTGAACGAGCCAGTCAAAGACCTTGGAGATACGGCAGAAACATCTTCTGATCAGTTTTCAAAAATGGCGGAGCGAATCAACAATGTTTCGTTTGAGGATATCTCAGAACAGCTTACGGGATTCCAGAATCTTATTCAAACTGTTGACTTTGCGACTCTGGTAACAGACACAGCAAATGCAATTGACGAGATGGGTGGTATCTGGGAAAACGGAAAACAAATTCTCGGTGAAAAAGCATTGCAGATTTATCAGGAAATTGCAAAGGGATTAGAGCCGGATGATAATGGCTATTATACTTTGGCAAACGGACAGATGGTGCAGTTTGGAAAAGGTATTTCTGACTATGAAAGCACTCTGCAAAGTACAATGGATTCAACCCTACAGGGGGCAATCAACGGCGTTCTGGATAATAATTCTGGATTTGAATTATTTGCAGAACTTGGAAAGAATCAGATTGTTGCATGCGGTGATGGGATTACTCAGAATGGTGGTCAGCTTACCGGCAAGTTAAATGAAACCATTACAACCGCAAGTTCAGAAGCAGGAAGTACAGCAAAAACCAGTGGAAAAGAAATTGGTGAAAATTCCATAAAGGGAGTTATGCAAGGATACGAAAGTCAAAAAGATGCGCTCGGTATTGCGACTCGGAGCCTATTTGATGATTATGTTAAGAAGAGAGCACAAGAGTCTCTTGATTCTCACTCCCCGTCCAGATGGTTTGAGCAGCTGGCAAAATATTGTGGAGTTGGCTTCCAGAATGGATTAGAGCCGGGCTTTTCTTCGGCGTTTACATGGTTTGGAAGAATCCGAACCAGAATCAGTAATTCTATTGGAAACCTGTATAATGTCGGTTGGAATTCTATCATCGGCTTAAGCAATGGAATCGTAGGCGCAGCACAACAGCTTTATGTAAACGTGCAAAAAATCGCGCAAAATATATCAAATACGTTCCGCAGAGTTCTTAAAATTCACAGCCCGTCACAGGTAATGATGGAACTCGGTGGATTCACTGTTGAGGGCTTCCAAATCGGTATGCAGAATATGCTTCCAAAAGTCGAATCAACCATCAATGATATAAGCGCAGAAGTGCAAAAGATTAACACACCATCCGCAGACATTATCACAAGGAGTACATCATATCAGGAAGTAAAGAGCAGAATGTCCGTTGATACAGATGATTTTGTGGATGATATTCGAAAAGAAATCATGGCAATCAGTAGTAACACGTTTGACAATAACCAGATGATCGGACAGGCGGTCAAAAACGCCCTGAACGGTATGGCAATCTACGCAGACGGGCACTTGATTGGCTATCTGAAAGAAGAAAATCAACAGTTCAGAAACCGTAATGGCTACGGGCTGTTTGAAGGGTAGGTGAGAGGTTATGAGTGATTTTTCTTCTGGTGTTAATTTCCAGGGCTGGATGTTGAAGTTCGGGAGCCAAGTTCTCCCGAACAAATTCTTAGCCTATGACGATTACTCCGCAACTCCGAATCAGCGAACAGAGATAGAAGCGTACAGAGACTTAAACAATCTCTTGCACAGAGACACAAGCCCAAATTTTAAGACCAAAATAGACTTCAACACGCGACCGATGTGGTTACCGGACAAAATAGAAATGCAGTCTGTTTTCAAATCAGGCTTAGTCAATAAGACGCAGCGGAAGTACAAGGTCACATACTGGGACGACGAGGAAAACACCTACAAAACAGGTGTTTTTTATATGCCTGATGTTGAGTACAAGACTATCAGAGTTGTAGGAAATAACATTTTATATAACAAAATCAGAATCGCACTGATCGAATACTAACAACCAGAGTGCATGGGTGTCACAGCTCATGTGCTCTTTTATTTTATAGACGGGAGGATGATTATGGCAGATACAGTATCTTTTGACAGTTTATTGAATACAACGACCGGAATGACTGCTGTTGTTAGCAATACGAAGCACGATGATGATGTAGTCAGTGTCACAGGCGTTGATTGGTTTACCTATGCTGGAAAGACAGCAAGCACCATATACGTTTCAGGAAACAATTTTATCGGATTCGGGCAAAACGCCGAACAACTCAAAATCTGTCGCAGGGATGGCGCGATTTATTATGTTTACCGACAGGAAGGAACGCTTACGTCAGGAAAAAGATTCCTCAAAATCAGAGTTGAGGGTTATACGGATTACGCAAGCGTATCCGCATCATATGCGCTAAAATACGAAGTATTTTTGATAGAGGGGCAGACTTTATTTGTCAATGTTGTACAGAGGCCTACAAACAGTGGATACACTGGCACATCATCAATCACTGACGGCAAAACCACAACAAGCCTGAACATTTCTGTATCTTCTACGGTACCGATTTCGATTCTGGCAAAGAATGCGGGCGTATCTCAGGAGATTTCTTATGAAAAATATTCTGATTTGACAATTGCTAGCATAACTGTTTCAAAAATGCCAAATAGGACTACATATTATCAGAATGAATTATTTGATAGCACCGGGCTTGAAATAACAGGAACCTTAACTACAGGAGAAACAGTCAACGTCACCGATTATGAATTATCTGGATATGACAGTAGTTCCCCAGGAACCAAAACAATAACTGTAACTTCTGGGGATGCTTCGGCTACGTTTGAAGTTACGGTTTTAACAGAGTCATTGACGGGAATTTCAATAACTACTTTACCCTCGAAAACAGAGTACCACATCAACGGAGAGTTTAATCCATCTGGAATATCAGTATCCGCCAGCACAAGTGATGGAAATACGGTCACATTAAATTCTGATCAATTGATATACTCTGGTTTTGATAGTAGTTCGCCAGGAAGCAAAACAATTACAGTATCATATAACGGAATGACTTCCTCTTTTGATATAACGATTATGGTTCCTGTAAGCATACAGGCACAAGGATATTCCGGAACTGCGTATTTCATTGGTGACACAAGCAACGTTAGCGTTTCTTATATTAATGCGACATATAGTGATGGAATTACAGATTCTCACATAAATAGCGGATATACAGTCACACAAGTGGACACATCTACTGCAGGGCAAAAAAACGCTATCGTAGATTATTTCGGAGTTACTACGGAAGTTTTAGTCAATGTATTGGATTCATATAATGCGCAGGCAGGAACTCCCAATTTAGAGGATGTGACAATTTCATTTAACCTTGATACAGGGATTATGGATATAGTAGGAACCGGAGAGTTTTTACCATATTACAGGCTTGAAAATGTACCATCTAGCTTAAACCAAAAAATAAAAATATTAAATATTGGAAACGGAATCACAAAAATACCAGATGGCTTATTTTATAAAGTTAATATTCTCGAAAGCATTTCGTTCTCAAATACATTGATCGAGATTGGAAATGGTAATTTTACCGACAATAGTATAATAACAACACTTGATTTCCCGGAATCATTGAAAACAATTGGAAGCTCTTCTTTTTCTGGACTCTCGAATTTACAGGAAATAACTTTTCACGAGGGACTTGAAACGATAAAAGGACAAGCTTTTAATGACTGTCCGCTTGTCAAAAATTTAGTTCTTCCATCAACACTTACAAACATGACGTTTAGCTTTTATAATTCCGTGCTTGAAAGTCTTGTAATGGGAGGTGAAAATGTTGGTTTCACGCAAGGTGGAAGTGGAATAGGCGGAATGTCAGCGAAAAATATGACCATCCGCGGCGGAACTATAAATGCCGGCGCATTTTCTGGATATACCAATATCGAAAATGTAATTTTAGACGGAAGCGTAAAATGGAACAGAGGCGGTCAGTTTCAAAGATGTACGAAAATGGCAAGTGTTTCTATAGGTGACGGAATTGCATCTATTCCCGGAAATTGCTTTTCTGACTGCTCATCACTTAATAACGTAATTCTTCCAGACAGCATTGAAGCATTAGGAGAATCGGCATTTTCCGGCTGTTCTTCTCTGGATTCGATTACATTATCCAAGAATATAAAGAAAATCCCAAACAATTGCTTTTCCGGTTGCGGATTTGAAACATTTACAATTCCAGACGATTCGTTAATAGAAGAACTTGAAAATGTAATATTTAACGGATGTTCAAAACTAAAAACTGTGTATATTGGGAAGAATGTTAAAACAATTGGAGGCGGCGGATTTTCTGGCACAAGCGGTGTTAATATCAGAATTAATAAAGTAAAAAACACTATTTCTGGTTCACCGTGGGCGGCTACAAATGCAACTGTAGACTGGCTTATTAAGGCAACAAAAATCGAAATAATTTCGTTGCCATCAAAACTTAAATATAAAAAAGATGAGCACTTTAATGGTTCTGGATTATCTGTAAAAGCTACATACAATAATGGAACATCAGCAGAAATTTCAGACTACACGATTTCCTATCCCGACATGTCAAGTGCAGGGACAAAAACCGTAACAATCACTTACGATGAGCAAACTGCTACGTTTGATATTGATGTTATTGCAATATCAAAGATAGAGATTACAACTCTTCCAAATAAATTGGAATACCGCAAGAATGAGACTTTAGATACGACAGGATTAGCTGTTTCAACGGTCTGGACAGATGGTTCGAAAGAAACGCTGGCAGACGGATATACGGTATCAGATTTAGATAGCGCTGAAACAGGAGAAAAAATTATCACGATCACATATCAAGATTTTACAACAACGTTTACTGTCGAAGTGGTTGCGGATGCTGTCGGAATCAGAATTTCTCATTATCCAATCAAAACTTATTATAAAATTGGAGAATTACTTGATTTGACCGGATTAGTTGTAGTTGTAGTTAGACAAGACGGAACAGAGAAAGAAATCACAGATTACACCGTGTCTGGATTTGATAGCTCTAAAGTCGGGACAAAAACCATCACAGTGTCTTACCAAATTGAAATTGATGGAATAGAAACGCTCATTGGATATGATGAATTTGAAATCAAGGTAACCAAGGATGGGGCGAATCCATTCGAAGATAATACCGACCCAATCAGCGTAAAAGTGCATTGGATAAATGGTGAATTTGAGGACTTGACAAATGAACATATTCAGTCCAATTCCTTGTCATTACAGGAGTCATTGTGCAATAAAGCATACTTCATTTTTGGTGGCTGCATATCGAATCAAATCACGTTTAAATGTTATCATCCGCAGTTTGTCGGGACAGATGAAACCACTTATCCGTCTGGAAAAATCGAGGTTTATCTTGAATGCAAAGGCACAGAAATCAAGATTTTTACAGGCGAAATTGCGACAGGAGAACGTGATGCAAACTCATTTGTTCGTACCGTTGTGGCATATGATTATCTGTATAAATTGCGAAACACTGACATTGCGTGGTGGTATAAAAACAACACAAAAGACAAGCAAATGGTGTTCACGCAGAAGCAATTTAGGGACGCTTTATTTAAGTATCTTGGTATTGAACAAGTCGATGTAAAACTTAAATATGACAGTGCATATGTACCCAATACCGCCAATTCTTCTGAAATGAATGTGGCTAATATACTGGAAGATTTATGCCTGCAAAACAATGTTTTTGGGTGGATGAATAGAGATGGAAAATTTGAGTATAAGAAACTCAAAAAGAACTGCAAGCACCGTGGAACAACGGTTTCCGGTGTTGAAACATTTGATTTTTACGAATCTGCGGTACACCTTGACAGATTCAAAAGTTTCAAGGCAACTGAGGGCAGAGTGTGGTATTTTAACTATGTTTACACCGACCCTGACCCGTCCGGCGAAGTATTTACATCCGGCGAACCAACCGCACAGGACGCATACGAAAGAAACGTATTCTATAACCGCAACAGCTTTTTTGTAGGGAATCAAGACTGGTTGAATTACGCCTACGATGCGAATGAGTACGGGGATTACACCCGAACAAAACCTAAGTATAAAATCTGTTACGGAACTGTCGCAGAAGACATTATTAAAAAACAGTATTATCGGGCACAGGGATATTCCGTGGAAGTACAAGGGAATCCGTTCAATATGGTTGGTCAAACCGTGGAAATGACACATTCCAAGCTTTCTGAGGACGGTTCTGTGATACAGTGGGTGATTCACAGTTATATTATGAGTAGAACACTTAAATTAGGCATTACAGGGCTTATCGACACATACTCCGCTAATAATTCGCCGTATAACGGAAACAATCAGCAATTAGGCAAGAACACGCCAGAAATCACATCTACGATCAACAGAACAAGGTCTGAAATGCCGACAATCAGTTATGCAGAATTTACAGACAGTTCGGAATCTGGAATTGCAACGATTGATGATTTTACGGACGGTTCTGGAAGTCCTTCAACCGAACTAAAAAAGGCACAATTAAGGTGTGTAAAGCGAATCAAAAAAGCTGATTATGACGCTCTGGTAGCCGCAGGAACTGACCGGGCAGATACATTATATTTCACATTCGAGGAGGGCTAATTGATGATATATAAGGCGTTTTTGAACAGACAGGAAATCACTGGGTTTCCTGTCAAAGGTAAGGATGTGAGCAAGATTTTTGGGGGGAATATTTTACTGTGGGAGAAATCAGAAAAATTACCTATGAAAGAAATTTGTTGTGCGACAGGAAAAACTTATTGGAGTCCGGATGTAACCAAGCCTTACACTAGGTATGATATAGTTGAGTATTCAGTCCGAAATCAAACAGAAGACGGAAAAAAATATTTAACTCAAAATACAAAAGCTGGTATTTTTCTTGAATATAAGCACAAAACAGGGCAATCGTATTCGTGTCGAGCATATATTATGTATGATGGTGTTGTAATGCCAAACGGAGGTTCCATCATGAATGTTAAATATAGCTCAAAAAGATATGACATGGAGGGAAACCTTTTGAGTCAGCGTGAAGAATGGAATTTTAGTACATTGGTTGATAAAAACAAGCCTGGAATATATCAAGTTGGGTTTGGCGAAGGAGTATCTCTCGGCCTTAATGCGTATCCAATCGAAGGAAGCGCCACTGGTTGCGTAATGTTCAAAACGCTCGATGAGTTAAAAGCATATATGGGTGTTTCTTGATACAAATGTTTTCCCTAGCTTTTTGCTTATTTCAACACTAATTTCATCAAATAAGAACCCTAAAACTGCAAATAAGAGCGCATTTTTCACAAAATCTCAAATAAGCCCTTATTCACCGAAATAACCTCAAAATATCAGTCCTTACCGTACTAAAATGTGAATACATTAAAAATAAAAAATGAATAATTTGTAAACGTAAATTTTGCTTGTTTTCATAATAAATCAATCATCTTAGAAATTATTAAAAATCAGATGAAAGTTTTCTGTCAACAAGCAATTTTCGTTTACATAATATCTCAATGTAACGTTACAATAACGTTACCAGTAACGCAATGTAACGCAATAGAATAAGAATAAGAAATAGAATAAGAATATATATTAATATATATACAAGATATATATTAATCGTCAAATAAGCCTTATTTGACCCTGACATTCTTAATTCATTTCAGCCCGAATCGAACCATTTTTATTAACAACCTCGTATTTGGCTCATATAACGATTTTGCATGCGATTCGATAAAATCCTTAAATGACATATAAAAATTGATTTTAGGGGCAGATACGGAGCTTACAAGGTATATTTAACAGAAAGGAGTAGCACGATATGACAAACGAACAAAAAGCAGTTCTCAGGAAGATTATTTACGCAGTCGAAACCGGTGGACAGGTTTATGGACAGCAGGATTATTCAGACTTCACAGAAGCTTACACCAATTCTTCTGAAGAACACGCAATTACAATCGGGGCAGGACAGTGGTACGCAACCGAAGCACAAACGCTTTTGAAACGGATTCATGATGCTGACCCGGAAGCGTGGAACCGGTTAGATAATATCGGATTATGGGAGCAGGTACAGAACGAAGATTGGAGTTGTTACAACATTTCTTCTAAAAGTCAGTTTGCCGCGCTCATAGTACAGCTTATATCGTCCAAAACGGGTATTAAATGCCAAGATAGCCTTATGGACGAACAATTAGCCATTTATGCAGATGAAGCCCTTAAAAGGGGCGTTACGGACGCTAGAGGGCAAGCTATGTGTGTGAACTTCAGACACCAAGGTGGACTAGGGGCAGTAACCCGGATTTTGGCAAAGACCCAGAAACCATATACACTCGACAATCTCTATGTAGCCTGCCAGACCGATACGGGGAACCAGGTCGGGGCATATAAGAGCCGGCAGAGATTTGTTTATAACGCATTAAAGACATATTTTCCAGAAAGCGAGGTACAACAAATGGCAACAGTAAAAATCAGTAATTGCGGGCATGACGAGAACGGCAGATACGCAGGCGGAAAAGCCGGTGATCAGACCGAAACAGAATATCAGATTATGAATTGGTACAGCAGACCATGGCTCTGCGTTCTGAGATTTGAAGATAAAACAATTGCCGATATGATTGCCGATATGGCAACAAAAGCAGCTCAAAACAACCATATTGGTTACGATATGGGAACCGTGGGAAATAATAATGATAGATACACATTTTGGCAACAGCTTAAAGCCAATGGATATGACCCTGCTAAAATAAAAAAGGATTGTGAGAGTGATTGCAGCGCCAGTACAGCAGCTATCATAAAAGGTGCAGGATACCGTCTGGACAATGCAAAGTTGAAAGCAGTTAGCATTTATTTGACTACTTACGATATGCGTCAGGCGTTAAAAGAGACAGGTGCAAAAGTCTTGACAGACCCAAAATATTAGAAATCTGGTGACTACATTAAGGCAGGAGATATTCTTCTTAATGACAATCATCATGTGGCAATTGCAATTACCAGTGGTTCATTATCTGGAGACACTGTGACGCCAAACCAAAACTCAAAAATGAACACCAGAGCCTACATTGCGCAGATTAAAAAGGACACAAAATGTTATACAAAATCTAATAAAAAAAGCCCATCTAAACTGTTTCCAAAGCTGAAAAAAGGTGCAGTTGTGGAAGTTATGAAGTATGTAGAGACAGATAGTGCAGGATTAAGATGGTACTTCATCCGCATCCCTTATCCGAATGATGAGGGATTTGTTTTTGAATTTATCCCAAAAGGAACATTCAAAAGAATCACAGAAATGGCCAAATGACGCTTGTAATATAACAGGTAAAATGAT